AGCAGCAAAGATCCTGCGCAGGTTTCAAAGTCGCCAGGATCGCTCGGTCGACCCCTGCTCCAGGCCGATGACGTGCATCTCTATGCAGGATGAAGGACCTAGGGCGTCATCCCAAACGCTCATCAGCCTTCCTTCCCTCCCCCTCCTCCTTCATCCCCTCTTCCTCCGCTGCAAGACCTCTCCGGTGAAGAAAGTTCAGAAAGTTTGAGGCTCGACCTTCCGAATCGTCCTCCTCCGACCGATGTTACTTATGTAAGCATGAAGAGATGAAGGATGAACAACCTCGAAGGAGCGAAGCGACTGAGAGGTTGTAGAGGGTAGAAGAACAACTCCGAAGGAGCGAAGCGACTGAGGAGTTGTGGAGGAAGAAGACCTTTGACCTTCATCTCTAAGGTGTTCAGGTAGCCCTCAGCAAGCCCCGCGTCCACGGGTCGCCGTAGGCGGTCCCACCGGGCGTAGCCCGACACGTGGGCGGGGCAACAACTTGGGGAGGGAGGCGTTTAGCCATGTCGTGGTCGAATAGCACCAGACGAGATCGCCTCCCTCCCGATTGGCAGTCCATTCGCCGTCGCATTCTCCGACGCGACGGATACATGTGCCAGTGGCGACTTCCTGATGGAACTCTCTGTCTCGATTCCGCCACTGATGTAGACCACATAAACCCCGGTGACGACCACCGGGAATCCAACCTCCAGTCGCTATGCCCGATGCATCACGCACGGAAGAGTGCCGGCGAGGGCGGTAAAGCCGTTGCAGCAAAGAAGCGAGCGGCGGCAAACAGGTTTCAACGGGTCGAGGAGCACCCCGGCCTAATGCGGTGACCGCTGTGCGCGGAGGCGAGATTCCAACCCTTGCCGTGCGGGGTTCGATTCCTCGTCGCCGTGCCATTCCCCTGTAGCTCAGTTGGTAGAGCGAGGGCTTGTTAAGCCCCAGGTCCTAGGTTCGAGTCCTAGTGGGGGAGCGCAGAGGGTTATGCGGGTTCGAGTCCCGTCCGCAGGGAGTAACGACGGCTGGTCGCGACCGGCTCGAGCATCTGCGGTAGCTCAATGGGCAGAGCACCCTCGATTCTTACCCACCCCGTCCCTCGTGGGCGGGGTGTTCCATCCTCGGACTCCCCCGAGCGGCACGGGTCGCAACCTGCACGTTGGGAATCAGGAGTCCGACCACTTGGGGTTGAGGCGCGGAGCTCCGCTACCGGCTCCCCTCCCCCACGCCCCCTGCGAGTTGAGCGCGGTCCCCTCTCCCCGCCATCGCTCCTCGCAGGGGGCCTTCGACTTCCACAAGCAAGGAGAGCCCCATGACCAAGCCCCTCCGCATCGACGGCGTGGACATCTCGCACTACCAGTCCGGCAAGATCGACTGGGCCGCTGCCAAGAAGGCGGGCGTCAAGTTCGTCTTCCACAAGGCCACCCAGGACGACGACTACGCCGATGACAGGTACTCCGCTCGCCGCAAGGAGCTGAAGGCCGCGGGCCTGCCCTTCGGTGCGTACCACTTCGCGGAGCCGGCCAAGGGTGACGCCGCCGAGGAGGCCAAGCACTTCCTCGAGCTCGCCAAGCCCGCTCCCGGCGACCTTCGCCCGGTGCTGGACCTTGAGGAGAACGACCACAACCTCAGCCGCGCTGACCTCACCCGCTGGGTCGGGACGTGGGTCGCGACGGTCAAGAAGGCGGTCGGGGTCTCCCCCATCATCTACACGAGCTACGACCTGGACGACACCTTCGGCTGCCTGCTGTGGCAGCCCCGGTACAACGACACGAACACTCCCCCGGAGACCGCCTCCCCCTGGAAGCGCTGGGACATCTGGCAGTTCTCCAACGGCCAGTACGGCGTCCCGAACAGCGTCCCTGGTGTCGGCCACTGCGACATCAACCACATGCGCGACGGCCTGACGGTCAACGACCTGCTGATCCCCGAGGTCGAGGTCACCGAGGACGTGAAGTACGTCCACGTGTCGCTCCAGGTCTCCGACACCCCCGAGCAGCAGAAGGCGGACGCCAAGAAGGTCTTCACGCGCTTCGCTGACGCCGACATCATCTCGGGCACCGAGGCTGGCCCTGCGTCCGATCTGGCTGAGTACCTCGCCGCCGAGGCGAAGGAGGCCGACTTCCGGTTCCACAAGCACCCTGGCGGGTCCGACGTGTGGATCGCGGTCAACCGCAAGCTCATCAAGGGCGACTGGCAGACCGACTACCAGCCGGTGGTCGACGGAGTGGCCGGGAAGTTCGCCGGCAAGGGCCTGCTGACCGTCTCGTTCGAGTCCACGCTCGGTCGCCGGATCTCGGTCGGCGCTGCGCACCACATGTTCAAGGGCCAGCGCCCCGGAGACCCGTACTACGCCGACAACCTCCGTCTCACCGCCGCCATCGGCCAGTGGGCACGGGAGGCCGGCAGGGGCAGCGCCATCGTCTTCTACGCGGGCGACACCAACACCGTCGACCGCACCGAGGACGTGTTCCACGGTGCCCCGCTCACGACCGCGTGGGACGAGCTCGGACGCTACGAGAACACCGGCCACGGCAACATCGACGTGATCGCCTCGTTCGACCCCGACAAGGGCGTCACCGCGGTCTCCTGCGTGGCCCTGGATGACACCGAGCTTCGGATGTTCACCGACCACTTCCCCGTCATCGCCGTGTTCGCGGTCAAGGTGCCGAAGGAGGCTGCCTGATGGGCTCCCGTGGACCCGTTCCCAACCGCTCCGACGACCTCTCGCGTGAGCGGGATGCCAACCGCGGGGGTCGGCCTGAGATCACGACCGGCGAACTTCGCCCCGTCACGATCCCCGAGGCCGACCCCGACTGGCACCCCATTGCGCTCATGCTCTGGGAGGGCCTGATCGCGAGCGGTCAGAGCGACTTCTACCAGCAGAGCGACTGGGCCTTCGCCTACTCCCTGATGGAGGACCTGACCCGCTACAAGGAGCCGTACAGGGTCGACCTCGACACCGGGGAGATCAACTACGGCAAGCGGTCGGGACAGATGCTCCAGACCATCTACTCCGCGATGGAGCGCCTCCTTGTGACCGAGGGGGACCGTCGCCGCGCTCGGCTCGAGCTGACCGCACCCGACACCAGTGACGAGGACGCCGCCGTGCTGACTCTCGCTGACTACACCGCCGACCTCGGCCTCGAGGACGCCAACGACTGACGGTCACGAGGAGGTGACCGATCATCGACGCGCCCAAGCTTCACAAGCCCCAGCTCACCATCGAGGAGCTCGAGGCCCTTCAGCACATCTTCACCGGCCCCACGTGGCAGAAGAACGAGGACGGCAAGTGGCACCTGCCCGAGCGCACGCTCGGCTGGGAGATCGCCGTCTGGTGCTCGAAGTGGCTGAACGGCATGGACGGCAAGGCGTGGAAGTTCACGCCCGAGCAGCTCCGCTTCCTCCTCTGGTGGTACGCCGTCGATGAGGATGGTCGCTTCGTCTACCGAACCGGAGTCCTTCAGAGGATGAAGGGTTGGGGCAAGGACCCGCTCCTCGCTGTCATCTCGCTGGTCGAGTTCGTCGGCCCGAGCCGGCCCAACATCACGCCGTACGGCGTCGAGTACCACCACCTGCCGGGTGTCGGGTTGATGCCCAAGGGCGTCCCCCACCCGCAGGCGTGGGTGCAGATCACGGCTGTCTCGCAAGAGCAGACGACCAACACCATGTCGATGTTCCCGATCCTGATGTCCGAGGCGTTCATCGCCAACTTCGGCATCAAGCCGGGTGCCGAGCTGATCCGCGCCGACAACGGCAAGAAGCGGCTCCAGGCCGTCACCAGCTCGTACCGCGCGATCGAGGGCAAGCGAACCACGTTCACGCTGCTCAACGAGACGCACCACTGGGTGCTGGGCAACGACGGTCACAAGATGGCCGAGACCATCGACGGTAACGCGACCAAGATGAAGTCGCGCTACCTCGCGATCACCAACGCCTACCTCCCCGGCGAAGACTCCGTGGCCGAGCGGATGCGTGAGTCGTGGCAGAAGGTCCAGGACGGACGAGCTGCCGACATCAAGATGCTCTATGACAGCATCGAGGCTCACCCGCTCACGCCGCTGACGCCCGAGGCCCTGCGCATCGTGCTCCCCAAGATCCGCGGCGATGCGGTCTGGCTGGACATCGAGGACATCATCCTCTCGGTCCTGAACACCCAGATCGCCCCCTCGCGGTCTCGCCGGATGTACCTCAACCAGATCGTCGCCGAAGAGGACGCGATCTTCGGTCCCGAGAACTGGACTCCGCTGGAAGACCCCACGGCAGTCCTGATGCCCGGTGACGAGATCGTGCTCGGCTTCGACGGTGGTCGCACAGACGACTCCACCGCCCTGGTGGCCCTCCGGGTCCGAGATGCCTGCGCGTTCCTGCTGCTGCTCGAGGAGAAGCCCGACAACTGGCCCACCGGGCGCGATGCGCCCAAGTGGCAGGTGAACACCGAGAAGGTCGACACTGCCGTCCACGACGCCTTCCGCCTCTACGCGGTGAAGGGGTTCTACGGCGACGTGGCCCTCTGGGAGTCCTACCTCGACTCGTGGGCCGAGGCGTACCGCGAGGTCGTCACGGTCAAGGCCACCGGCAGCCACGCCTTCGCGTGGGACATGCGGACCTCGCTTCAGCGAGTGACCCGAGCTCACGAGCGGTTCATGCAGGCCGTCTTCGACGGTGTGATCCGACACGACGGAGATCCCGACCTCAAGCGCCACGTGCTCAACGCACGTCGCCGCGTCAACAACTACGGCATCTCGTTCGGCAAGGAGAGCAGGGAGTCGCCCCGCAAGGTCGACGCCTACGCGGCTCTGATGCTCGCGCACGAGGCCCTGCACGACCTCCGAACCAACAGCAAGCCCGAGAAGAAGCGCACGGGCAACTCCTACTTCCTATAGTAAGGTGGGTAACTTAGAGTTGGCTACCCCAACCCCCAAGGCGCTCGCCTCGGAGCTGCTCGCGATCATCAACGCGGACTTCCCCCGGCTCGAGCGCATCGACAAGTACATCCACGGTCAGCACGACGACCCCTACATGCCGAAGACGGCTGACGCCGAGTACAAGATGCTCGCGAAGCGGTCGACCTCGAACTGGATGCCGCTGCTCATCGGCACGCCGGCCCAGGCGCTCTACGTCGATGGGTTCCGTCCCGGTCGCAAGGTCGACCCCGCCAAGGGCGAGCGCAGCACTCCCGAATGGGAGCACTGGCAGAACTCGCACATGGACGCGAAGCAGATCGCGATTCACCGCGCTGCTCTCGGCTACGGCCACTCCTTCACGCTCACCGAGAAGGTCGACGGCAAGGTCAAGACGAAGGGCCTCAGCGCCCTACGTACCGCGGCGCTGTATGAGGACGCCGCGAACGACAACGACCCGTATGCCGCGCTGACCGTTCTCTCCCTCCCGAAGGGTGACACTCCCGGCAAGGCCCGCCTCTGGGATGCCAAGAACGAGTACGAGATCTCGTTCAAGGCCCTGGCCGGCGAGCAGGAGATCGAGGTCGGCAAGCCGCAGGCTCACGGCCTTCAGGAGTGCCCCGTCACTCGCTTCGCTGCTGCCGTCGACCTCGAGGGTCGCACGGTCGGCATCGTTGAGCCGCTGATCCCGCTCCAGAACCGGATCAACCAGACGGTCTTCGACCTCCTGGTCACCCAGACCTACGCGAGCTTCAAGGTCCGCTACGCGACCGGCATGGCTCCCCCGCTGATGATCCAGTGGTACGACGAGCAGGGCTACCCCAAGGCCGAGCCCGCCGACATCGAGAACCCGCCTGCGGGCTGGACCACCAAGCAGGTCCCGGTCCCGATGGACCACAACGCTCGCCGGTTCCTCTTCGCCGAGGACCACGAGGCGCGCTTCGGCTCGCTGGACGAGTCCCCGCTGGGTGGCTTCATCGAGTCCATCGAGATGAGCGTCAAGCACCTCTCGGCCCTCGCCCAGGTCCCGCCCCATCACCTCCTCGGTCAGATCGCGAACCTCTCCGCAGAGGCGCTTCAGGCCGCGGAGACCTCGCTGACCCGCAAGGTCGAGGAGTTCCGTAAGTCGTTCGGCGAGAGCTGGGAGCGCGTCTTCCGGCTGGCTGGCGCACTTGGCGGCAACGCCGCTTCGGCTCAGGACAACTCGGGCGAGGTCATCTGGCGTGACATGGAGCAGAAGTCGCTGGCCCAGTCTGCCGACGCGCTCGGCAAGATGGCCGAGTCGCTCGACATCCCCAAGCGTGGCCTCTGGGAGCGCATCCCTGGCATCACGCAGGGCGAGATCGACTACTGGAACGACCTCCGCGAGACCGACGACTTCGAGCGGCAGATGGCCGAGTCCCTCGAGCGAGCCTCGAGCCCCGGCCAGACGTTCGGCTCCACGAGCTCGCGGACGACCGGCAACCTCGATGAGAAGCTGACCTAAGCGGATGACGCCCGAGCAGCTTGAGGAGCTGGAGCGATCTTCGTCGCTCTACCAGACGACCCTGGTTGCCCTCGGAGCGCAGACCGTCAAGGACTCCCTGTCCCTCTGGGCAGATGTCCCTCCCCTTCCCGAGAACGCGAGCAGCCAGTCCACCGCAAAGTGGCTGGCTGCCGCGGTCGCCTACGTGATGCACCGCAGGCTGCGGGCACGCGATCTGGCACTGGCGTACTACCGCTACCAGCGGGCCATCGCCACCGGGAAGACCATCGGTCTGCCAGGGCAGGAGAACCCGCCCTACATCTCGCTCCCCGAGCTCAAGCGTGAGTTCGAGGCAACCCTCCACCCCGACCTCGTGACGGCCCCTGAGGCTGCGCAGGAACCGGGTACCGACAATCCCCCAGCGGACGGCTCCCAGCCCGACACGGGCGAAGGAGCGGGCGCACAGACCCCTTCTGAGCCGTCCGACCAAGACCAGATCGAGGTAGAGGAGATTCCTGGCCTCCAGGAGATCCTCGACAACATCGAGGCGCAGGCCGAGCAGGCGGTTCAGCAGAACCTCCAGAACCTCGGCCCGAAGAACCTCGACAACAAGATCAAGCAGCTCCACCCCGACGCCCCTGCCGAGCAGTCCGACAAGGACCGCCAGCAGGCCCACAGGGACGCCGGTAACCGACAGGCTGCATCAGCGGCCCGCAACGTGATGAACGGGGCTAGAGGCCCCCTCTACGCGGTCGGTTCCAGCGACGGCAGCGTGCTCGGCTTCGTCCGCATGTCGAAGACCGGCACCCCCTGTGGGTGGTGCGCAATGCTGATCTCCCGCGGCTTCATCGCGAAGTCTGTGGTGGGCAGTTCTCTGTTCAAGAGTGCCCAGGGCACGGGCCAGTTCGGCGACGACATCGTGACGTTCGGCGATCTGGACCTCTACCACGACAACTGCCAGTGCTATGCGGTCCCCATCTACAGCATGGCGCAGCTCAAGGGCGCGCAGTTCGCACTCAACCGCGAGTACGCCGCCCTCTGGCCTCGAGTCACTCGAGGTCTAGGTGGGAAGGACGCCCTCACCGTGTGGCGTCGTCACTTCAGGAATGCCCAGTCGCATAAGTCCCAGGGGGCTGCGGCGTAGTGGCGCTAACCGACCCAGGAGGTCACCGAGTGCAGACCACTCACCAGGAGTTCATCGAGTCCATCTTCGCCAAGAACAAGGCCCTCTACGGCGGGTACTTCATGGAGCTCGAAGAGGGAGCGGAGAACGACGAGCAGAGCCAAGAGGAGTCCATCGAGGAGGAGTCGACCGAAGAGGTCGAGGAGTCCACCGAGGAGGAGTCTTCCGAGGAGGAGCCCGAAGAGAAGGCAGGCGACCTGCCGGACTGGGCTCGCGAGAAGCTGACCAAGGCGAACACCGAGGCTGCCAACTACCGCACCAAGCTCCGCGAGGCCGAGAAGAAGCTCGAGAACGTGAAGACCCTCGAAGAGGTCGACGCTCTCATCGCTGACCTCAAGGCCGAGCGCGAGAAGGAGTCGGCAGAGGAGGCCAAGGAGAAGCACGCACTCCTGGTCGAGAACATCGCACTCAAGTACAAGCTCCCCGAGAAGCTGGCGAAGCGTCTCGTGGGCAACACCCGCGAGGAGCTCGAGGCCGACGCCAAGGAGCTCGCTGCCGACTACGCGCAGGAGGCGCGGGAGATCCGCCTTGAGGGCGGGCTCAACCCCCGCGGTCGAGGCGACGGCGACAACGCCGACCCCCGCACCCTCGCGAAGCAGCACGGCTCGCGCCGCTGAGCCGAACCCCCACAACCCCGACCCACTGGGCAACTTAGAGGTTGCCCGAACAAGAAAGAGAGATAAGTGGCTACCGTAGAGCACTACGTCGTCAAGCCGCAGAAGATCGTGGACCTCGCCACGGGCATGGTGGAGCAGGAGCTCACCATCCCGAACCTCTTCCAGAAGGAGGGCGTGGACGACTTCAAGGGCACCGAGAACGACACCTACAACGTCAAGGTCGAGGGAACGCTTCCGTTCCACGACTACGAGTTCCGCTCGGGTTCTGCGACCTCGAGCACCCCTGGCGTCCGACAGGCCGTCCAGTTCGACCTGTACGAGGAGCGGACCTACCCGGTCAAGTTCCAGGGTCGCGTGTTCAACGGCGTTGCCGTCACCGACGAGCAGGCCGACTTCGACCTCGACCGCTGGGGCAAGTTCCTCAAGCCGCAGGTCAAGGCCATCGCCCGCGGTCTGCACCGTCGCGCCGTCAACACCCTGACCGGCCAGAGCTACCCCGTCGTCATCGGTGACGCGGCTGCGAACCTCCGCGGCGCGCTGATCGAGGCGCGTCGGGTCCTCAACAAGTTCAACGTCCCGTCCGAGGGCCGCTACCTGGTCGTCGGCACCGACGTTGAGTCGCTCATCCTCGTGGACGAGAACCTCACCCTGACCGCTGCGGTCACCGAGAGCCGCGCCGAGAGCGCGCTCGCCGAGGCCAGCATCGGTCGCCTGATGGGCTTCAACGTCATCGTGGACCAGACGATCCCGGCTGACGAGGCGTACGCCTTCGCCAGCAACGGCTTCATCTTCCTCAACGCGGCCCCCTCGCTGCCGGCCTCCAAGGCGGGTGACGGTGCCACGCAGTCCTTCGAGGGCGTCTCCGTGCGCTGGATGCAGGACTACGACACCGACCACTTCACCGACCGCTCCGTCATGGACACCTACTGCGGCTTCCGCGACGTGGTGGACGTGCTGGTCGGCTGGGCCGGTGCGAAGGAGCGCGAGGTCGTCTCGGGCTACGAGCACTTCGTCAAGGGCATCAAGCTCAAGCTCGACGGCGCGTCGACCTACCCGACCCTCCCGGTCGGCTGGGCTGACACCACGGCCAAGTGGGACAGCATCCTCACCGAGAACAAGTCCTTCATCGACAAGACGAAGGTCTCGCAGAGCGAGGAGCTGGCGCTCATCACGGGCGTCACGGGTCCGGGCGCTCACCTCGCCGGCACCCCGACCGGCACCGTCGTCAACGACTGAGCCACTGGCTAACTGAGAGGTGGGGTCGTTTCGTGCGGCCCCACCTCTCCCCCATTAGGAGGTACCAATGGCAGACACCATTGCCACCGTCGATGAGCTTCAGGCTCGACTCGACTGGACCCTGGACGATGGGGAGCGCGGTGTTGCTCAGGGAGCGCTCGATGACCTGAGTGAAGACGCTCGGTACTACGGCGCGACGACGTGGGACAGCGTGACCGCACCACGGCAGATCAAGAGCCTCGTGCTCCGAGCCGCGGCCCGCTACATGCGCAACCCGGATGGCTACGTCCAGAGCCGTGCCGGTGACGAGACCCTCATGTGGACCGACAAGGGCGACCAGCTCGGCAACGCCCAGTTCAACGTCCAGGAGCAGAAGATGCTCGCGACCATCGCTGGTCGCACCACGAGCGGCCTGTACTCCGTGCCGATCACGGCATGGGGCACGCGCCCTCAGCCGCAGGAGATCTCGGTCCCCGCTGACGGCTCCATGTTCGCCGGGACGCCCCAGTCGATCCCGTTCTACGGGGAGAACGACCCCTTCGGGCCGTACTGATGGCGTCGGTACAGCGCAGGCGGGGCATCCCCGTCAAGATCTACCCGACCGTCGTGCAGACGGACAACCGCGGCAACCGCATCGAGATGCCCGACCTCGACAACCCCATCGAGACCACCGCTGCGTGGATTCCCCAGCGGTCTGCTCGAGCCGAGGTCGTCGGCGAGGTCGGGATCAACGTCGTTCGGATCATCGTCAGGCACGAGCTCCCGAACGTCGACCTCTGGTCGTACGTCGAGGCGCATGGCCGCATGTGGGACGTGGTGACACCTCCCTCGTACCACCACGGCACCCGGCACAGCCGGCACTGGTCGATGGACCTGAGAGAGAGGCCCTGATGGCTTCCTTCGAGTGGAAGATGAAGCTGTCCCCGCAGAACTCGAAGTTCAAGGGGCAGTACACCAACGGCTACGTCGAGTACGAGGTCGCTGCGGCCACGAAGACGCAGGCCGCGCTCGACCGCGTTGCTCGAGGCATCGAGGGGCGAGCCAAGGCGAACCTCCAGAGGCACCACAAGACGGGTGCCTCCCACATCGAGCTCTACCGCGGCTCCATCGACCGCTTCATCGCGCTCGAGGACGACGATCCGAAGAGCCCTGCCGCGGCGATGATCGAGATTGAGACCGGAGCACTGACCGAAGCGGCCAAGCTGCCCCGGATGAAGAAGAGGGGGACCTGATGTCCACCCTCCCCGACAGCGTTCTCAATCTGGTCGAGATGAGCCCGGTCGAAGACCTGCTCCTCGGCCTCATCCCCTCCAAGCTCGGCGGCGTCCCCGTCAAGACGAAGATCGAGCCGAACTCGACCTTCCCCTTCGTGTTCGTTCGCTCGAACGGCTCTTGGGGCACATGGTCCGGTGACGAACGCTTCCTCGACGCAGCGCACGTGTTTGTCGAGACCTTCTGTGACGGACTGAACTCGGACGAGGACGCTGCGAATCTCGCAGAGGCCGTCCGAGTGATCCTTCGCGACTCCAAGAACGTCGTGGTTCCCCACCGCGGCCACATCACGGAGTGCGAGATGGTCAGTCGACCACGACGCACTTCTGACTGGGCTACCTCTACCGGCCCCGTCCAGTACGCCGACCTCCCTACCAACGTCAGTCGGTGGGAAGCGGAGTACCACGTCATCATCAGGAAGCCAACCGCCAAGCCGTTTGCTCCCTGACACTCCATCTCACACACCGCCCCAGGTGTGTAACTGAAAGGAATAGAGTTGGCGCTCAACGACAACGCTGCTCTCGTCGTCGGGACTGGCAAGTTCTACACGGCGGTCTACAGCTCGAGCTCCCCGGTCGCCCTGCCGGCTGACCTGTCCGCGCCGGGGGTGAGCTGGACCGAGATCGGTCACACCTCCCTCGAGGACATCTTCTCCATCGCCTCCGAGGGTGGCGACTCCACGACCATCGGGACGCTCCAGAACAAGGCCCTGCGGACGAGCCACGCTGCTCGCACCGAGACCTTCAACATCACCCTCCAGCAGTTCGACACCGAGAGCCTCAAGCTCTACTACGGCTCGAACGCGACCGTTGGCACCAACGGCGAGGTCCAGATCCCGACGAACCCGACCCCCACGGTCGTCACGTTCCTCGCGGTCTTCAAGGACGGCACGAACGAGTTCGGGATCTACGCGCCCAAGGCCGAGATCTTCCGGGCCGACGACCTGTCCATCGGCGACACCGAGTCGCTCGCGGGTCTCCCGCTCTCGGTCAAGCCGCTGGTCCACGGCACCAACGGCTGGTCCTACGCGGTCACGCCCATCGGTGATGTCTGAGCCGGTGTGTAACTGAGTGATCTACCCCTCCCCCTGTGATGCGGACTCCAGGGGGAGGGGTTCCCAGTGTTTCAAAGTGAAACACCCAAGTCCGCATTCCGCTCCCTTAGCTCAGTTGGTTAGAGCACCCGCCTCTTAAGCGGATTGTCACTGGTTCGAGTCCAGTAGGGAGTACGGCGATTCCGCCATTCCATAAACCCTTAGACAAGGAGTCCGCAAACTCATGGCTACTTTCACTCTCGATGACATCCGCGCCGCCGCCGACAAGAAGTACGGCAGCACCGACATTCCGCTCGGTGACGGCTCGGTCGTCAAGCTCGTGAACCCCCTTCGCCTGCCGAAGGACAAGCGCGACACGCTCTCCGGTATCGGTGAGCGCATGGAGGTCGAGGGTGTCGACCAGGCCGACGTTCTGGCCGACGCGCTCCGGGCTGCGGCTGCGTCCGCGACCGAGGTCGAGAAGCTGATCTCCGAGATCGGCGGCGACCTGGCCGTCCTGGTGACGCTGTTCGAGCACTACACGAACGGTGTCCAGGCGGGGGAAGCCTCGGCCTCGCAGGACTGATCGACAAGTACGGAGAGGGGCTGTACCCCGACCTTCTGTTCTACTACGGCGTTGACCTAGTGGACGTGATTGAGGGTCGTGGTCCAGCCCCTCTCTTTGTGCTTCAGCTCATCCAGAGGCTCCCAGACACATCGCTCACCACCGCATTGGCGTCGGGTGGTGCAGAGCACTTCGGATGGGGTCAGGACCGTCACATGGTCGCTGATCTCTTCGACGCCCTCTCGTGGAACACCCGCGTCACATGGGGGCCGAAGGCTCCCAAGATTCCGGGTTACCCACGCCCCAAGTCCGAAGACCCCGAGGCGAAGAAGAAGCCGAAGACGGTCAAGGACCTGTTCAAGAAGTTCACCGCAGGCAAGCACTAACGAAGGAGGTGAAACGTGGCAGATGACAACGTTGTTGCATCAGTAAAGATCCAGGTCCTTCCTGACACCTCGCGGTTTGCGAAGACGCTCTCCAAGAAGGTCAAGGCGGCTATCAAGGAGGTCGAGAAGAAGGCTCCCGGCCTGAAGATCAAGGCCGAGTTCGACGGCGACAAGCTCGCCGAGGAGACGAAGGCCGCGGTCAAGAAGGCTCAGAAGGAAGCCGGGTCCATCCACATCAGCGTGGACCTCGACCGCACGCACGAGATCGAGGCCGCTCTCGCTCGACTGAAGAAGGAACTCGACACGATCACTCGTGATCCGGTGGAGTTCGATGTCGAGCTGAACGAGGACTCCCTCCGCGAGGCCATCGCGGCTCTCGAGGACGAGAAGCTCCGACACATCCGCGCCGAGATCGAGCTCGACAACTCCAAGTTCGGCGAACTCCGCGAGCGTGCCGAAGCGGCCCTCGCCGGCATCAAGCTGAACCCGAAGCTCGATGAGAGCGCGACGACCAAGGTCCGTGACGATCTGGTCAAGATGTTCGAGCGCATGGACGCCATCAAGGTCGAGCTCGAGGGCGAGCTCACTGACCGAGCGAAGTACGAGCTCGAGTCGGAGTTCAACAACCTCGACCTCAAGATCAAGGCCGAGCTCGACAACATCAGCGCGGCGAAGGTCGAGGCCGAGGCCGAGGCGCTCGCTCGTGATCGACGGATCGAGTTCGAGGCCGTCCTGAAGTCGAACGCGGCATCCGTGCTGGCGAAGCTGACCGGCTTCCGGCTCGGCTTCTCGATGTTCCAGCACTTCGCAGACTTCCTCAGCAACATCGACAAGAAGGTGCCGATCATCGGCTCGATGGCTCTCGCCATCGCCGGTCTGGCCGGTGCTTCTATCGCAGCAGCAGGCGACATCTTCTCCCTGTCACGCGCCCTCGCTCAGATCGGGCCAGGGGCACTCGCCCTGCCGGGTCTGTTCGGCGGCATCGCAGTTGGCCTAGCGGCCACCGCGGTCGTGATGAAGGACTTCAACAAGGAGTTCTCGAACCTGGCAATCGGGTACGGGCGCAACCTTAAGGCCGGCGCGGCTTGGGCTCAGCTCCAGGACCGCATGTCCGAGGTCTTCTGGGAGCAGGTCCACGGCCCCATGCAGGACCTCATCTCGACCATCTTCCCGAAGATCCAGAGCGGCCTCATGGGCACGTCCCGTGCGCTCGCGGACTTCTTCGGTGGACTGTCGAAGTCGCTCACCCAGGAACTCAAGGGTGACGCGCTGAACCGCATGTTCGACTCCCTCAACGAGTCGATCCGCAACTTCGCCAAGCACACGGACTCCATCGCCAGCCTCATCCGAATCTTCGGTGAGCTCGGCACCCGGCAGCTCCCGGCGCTGGCCGACTGGTTCGGCAAGGTCCTCGACAAGTTCAACCGCTTCATGAAGGCCGCGGAGAAGGCCGGCGACCTCGATCGCTGGGTCGCTACCGCAGTCGACCGCATCCAGGAGCTCGGACGAGTTCTCGCCGCCACCGGCAAGATCTTCTACGGGCTCGCGAAGGCTGCTGACGCCGCGGACGGCAAGACGGGCAACGCGCTCGACTCGCTGGCCGATGGCCTCGAGCGGGTCTCCGACTTCATCAACTCCTCCGGTGTTCAGAAGCGTCTGACCGACGTGTTCTCGGCTGCCCACGAGATGATGGACCGGATCTCCGACAAGGCTGGGCCGGCGTTCACGAAGTACTGGGACACCACGTCCAAGACGCTGCTGAAGCTCCTGCCTCGTGCGGGCGACGCCATCGGCGACTTCTTCGGTTCGCTGTTCGACTTCCTCGGTGACCCCGCCCTCCAGAAGGGCCAGCTCAACCTCTTCGACGGCCTCGCCAAGGGCATGGAGAACATCCGCCCGGTCATGGGCGACATCGCTGCGAAGAGCGGCGAGATGCTCACCATCATCGGCGACCTGGCCGAACTCTTCGGCGAGGTCTTCGCCTCGAAGATCCACCTCCTCATGCCGATCATGACCGCCTTCCTCAAGGTGGTCGATCTGATCGTCAAGGGCCTGCTCCTTGTCCCCGGCCCCGTCTGGCAGGTCGTCGCCGCCTTCGTCGCACTGAAGAAGGCTCAGTCGATCTGGATGACCTTCGGTCCCCAGCTCACGAGCACGTTCGCCGGAATGCGCGGCGGCTTCGCTCAGGTCCGCTCGGACATCGGCCTCGTCGCCTCCTCCATGATGACGGCGGGAGCGACCACGGAGCGCGAGGCGACTCGCATGAAGGGCGCGATGGAGCGCCTGCGACTGACCTCTGCCAACCTGAAGGGGGCCATCTCGACCCTTGCTGGCGTCGGTGGTCTGCTGCTCCTGTCGAAGGGCTTCTCGGAGACCAACGACAAGGCCAAGGGCTTCAGCACGACGCTCGAGAAGACCCTCGGAGGTGCCCTCACGGGCCTCGCCGTGGGTGGTCCTGTCGGCGCTGCCGTTGGTGCCGTTGCTGGCCTTGGAGGCGCGTTCCACGACCTCCAGCTCGGCTTCGCCAAGCTCTTCGGCGTCGAGGACGACTTCATCACGAAGACCTACGACTCCAAGAAGGTTGTCGACAAGTACCGCGAGAGCGTTCAGACCCTCAAGGACACGCTGGACAGCCTCACTGGCTCGATCACGGCGAACACCCGAACCCAGGCCCTCGCTGACTTCAAGAAGGCGTACGGCGATGTCAACACCGTGCTCCACCAGCTCGGAGTCACTGACCGGCAGATCGCCTCTGCTGTCACGGGCGACAAGGGTGCCTACCGCCAGATCATCGCCATCGCGCAGCGAGCCGGCATCCAGCTCCCCATCCCCCTCCACAACATCGAGGACGCGCTCGGTGACATCGGTCTCCGCACGGACACCGCGGTCAAGAAGATGCGCAACCAGATCAAGGTGGGCCAGGACCTCTCGGCCCTGTACGGGAAGCTGCCTCGCAGGATCGTCAGCAAGATCGAGCAGACCGGCATCCAGCCCACGCTCAGGGGCGTCGCCAAGGTCGCGGCCAAGTACGACACCATCGACAAGCGTCAGGTCAAGGCGCTCATCAAGGCGTCGGGCACTGACTTCACCGTCAAGCAGGTCCAGCAGGTCATCCGCACCCTCCAGGAGACCACCCGGACGAAGGGTGATGTCAAGAACTGGCACAAGGGCGTCAAGAACGATCTCGACCAGACCGTCAATGACAGCAAGAAGGGCGCGAAGCTCGTCACGAACGCGCTGACCCAGCCCCTCGAGCAGGTTCGCCCCGACCTCCACAACTACCTCACCGGCCTGAACCAGGGCACGACTACGGCGAAGGGCATCGCTGGTCGAGGTGGTACCGACACTGGTCGCTACATGGTGGCCGGCCTTATCCAGGCAACCGCTGCTGGTGGTGGTCCGCTGGCTGCGGTCGCTGCCGGGATCATCAACCGGGCCATCGCCTCCATGCGTCACGCGGCGAAGATCCACTCGCCCTCGCGAGAGACCATCGCCATCGGTCAGTACATGGGTGAAGGTCTTGTGATCGGCCTCGGTCGATACAAGAACAAGCTCTATGGCACTGCCGTGACCCTGGTCAAGATGCTCACGAAGGGGCTGTCCTCCAAGGAGGGTGACGCCTTCAAGCATCGGGTCGACACGATCATGAGCCTGATCCCGAAGGACCTCTCTGACGAGAAGCGCAAGAGCCTCCAGAAGGCCCTCGCTCCCGACCAGAAGGACCTCCAGAAGGCGCTCGGTCAGTGGCAGTCCGTCGTCAACAAGATCAAGGCCAAGATCAAGTCGATCTACCAGGGCGCGGACCAGCTCAAGCAGCAGGTCCTCAACTCGGTGATCGCGCTGAGCGACCCGACTCGGCTCGAGGCTGACGAGAACGGCGTGGTCTCCTTCGACGCCATCACGGCGAACATGAAGGCCGCTGTCGACAAGGCCAAGCGGTTCGCCGCGGTGCTGAAGCAGCTCAGGAAGCTGGGGCTGAACAACGACACCTTCATGCAGCTCGTGAACGCTGGCCCCGAGGCCGCGCTCGCTTCTGCGGAGGCGATTGCTCAGGCCGGTCAGTCGGGCGTTGACGCGCTCAACGACCAGCAGGCCGAGCTCGATAAGTACGCGAAGAAGGCGGCGAAGATCGCCCGACAGCAGTACATCGACAACGGCATGGCGATGGCCGAGGGAATGCTCAAGGGCCTGCGCGACAAGCGCAAGGAGCTCGAGAAGGAGATGAAGTCGCTGGCTGAGGCGATGGTCAAGACCATCAAGAAGCAGCTCGGCATCCACTCCCCCTCGCGGGTCTTCCGCAAGCTCGGCAACTACACCGGCGATGGCTTCGTGCGGGGTGTCACGGACATGCACAAGCAGGCGGAATCCGCCATGACGAAGCTCGTCCGCTTCACGCCCAAGCAGATCGGCAACTTCGCCGGCACCGAGCAGTCCTACGGACCGCAGTCGGTCTCCAACCGCACCGTCAACTACTACGCCGCACCCGGCCAGACCCTCGACTCCGAGGAGGCCCTGTTCGCGGCCCTGACTCGAGCAAGGAGTAATGGCTTCTAATGGCAGATGGTGACCTCTGGCTGATCTCAGCCGCAGGCAACACCATCGACCTGAACGGTCAGGTTTACAACTCTGTCGGAGTGCAGGCCCAGCCCGGTCTTACCGGGTTCGGCCTGCCTCCGGTGGAGGTGCAGTACCAGACCGGAGCAGGCGATGGTGCAACCTTCCGCGGGCAGCGACTGACTGTTCGCGACATCGACCTTCCCCTCAACATCAAGGGCAATTCACGCTCCGACCTCCGCACTCGTGTCAACGAGCTCGCAATCGCCCTCTCTGGCGAGTGCAGGCTCCAGTGGGACGACGGCTCCCAGCTCTGGGAGGCGAAGGTTCGCCGCGTTGGTGGTGGCGAGTACATCTACGGCCAGGACATCGACGGACGGCCCGAGCTCAACCTCACGATCACTCTCCGCGCCGCCTCGCCCTACTGGATCAGCGCGACCTCGGTCTCCAAGATCCGTTCGGGAGCGGGCACCACGGGTGCGTTCTCGATTAGCAGTGCCGACCTCGGCAACACCTCGTCTTACCCGGTGGTCAAGATCAGCGGCCCCACGCTGGGCTTCAAGCTCCGTCGCAAGTCCACTGACACCACGGGCATCGTCTACACCGGCTTCGTGGGGCAGGGCACGACGATCACCGTCGACATGGCCGCTGGAACCGTCGTAAACCAGAACGGCGAGAACATGTACTGGAACCTGGGTCCGAATCCGCGGTTCTTCGACATCGACATCCAGGACCCCGCGCTCTACGTCGAGATCGACGTGAGCTCCTCCGCGTACACGACAGCGGTCTCCCAGCACGAGACGAACTTCGTCACCAACCCCGCCTTCAACAGCACGAGCGGGTGGACCTTCGCGGGCGACTACAACGACACGACCACGCAGAGCTAAGGAGGCTACTGATGGCATTCTCGATCAACACCTCCACCGGCAAGCTCATCAACACCGCACACGCCGGCAGCGGAGGAGGCTCACAGGTTCCCACCGTCTCGATTCCGGTCTCCGGGCTGACCAGCGGCAAGCAGTACGACCTCGTAGTGCAGCTCGACTCCATCGCGGCGGACTGGGGCTTCGCCACCGGCTACAAGTGGCGCTTCGGCGCAAAGGTCGAGTGGATCGCAACGAGCCTGAACTCGGCGATCACCCTCACCGTGGGCAGCGCTCCGGGTGAGTACCGCAAGACGTTCACGGCCAACACGACGAGCGGCACCATCAAGATCACCCCGCCGTATGCCCTGACCAAGGACGACGGCAACTCCGCGCACAGCGGATGGTGGGCCACCGCTCCGGTCACCATCGACCGCGTTGCCCTCCTGGGTGTCGGTGTCTCCTACTTCGACGGCGACACCCCTGACTCGGGTGCCTACATCTACTCGTGGTCGGGCACAGCGAACGCCTCGCAGTCCACCTTCGCGGCTCCCGCGGACACCACGCAGACCAAGGCTCAGGCCGACATCTACAAGCGGAACTGGCTGGTGGTGTAACTGTGAGGCTCGAAGACCTGATTGTGGAGGTTCGCGACAAGCAGCTTCACCGGATCGGTCAGATCGTGGCGGAGGACCTCAACCTCGAGGCGACGGTCATCCACAACAACGTGGGTAACTGGCAGGTCACCCTCCCCAGTGAACACCACCTCGCAGACGCCCTCGGCTCCCCCGGAGCAGGCATCGTGGTGACCGGACCTGACGGCTCTGTGCTGTTCTCGGGTCCGGTCTCCCAGCCAGTCAGGGAGGTGACCCCTGAGGCAAGCGTCCAGGGCCAGGTCATCTTCACTGGCGAGACCGACGATCACATCGTCGCGGACATGCTCGCGTGGCCTCAGCCCTCGAACGGAGACGTGACCACGCAGACCGTGGGGCACGACGACCGGACGGGGCCGGCTGAGACCCTGATGCACGAGTACGTCGCGGCCAACGTCGGTCCCAATGCACCGACCGCTCGGCGCAACCCGTACCTCGTGATGGGCTCCAACCTCGCCCGCGGCGAGACCCTGACCAAGCACGCCCGCTTCCCCGTCCTCGGCTCGCTCCTCAACGAGATCGCCGCTGGGCAGGGTCTCGGCTTCCGCGTGCGACAGGGGCAGGGTCAGGAGCTCGTCTTCGAGACCTTCGCCATCACCGACCGCTCCTCCTTCATCAAGCTCAGTGTCGAGAACGACGCACTCGCCAGCCTGAGGGCCGCTACGACCGCCCCGAAGGTCACCAGGGCCATCATCGGCGGCGCTGGGCAGCTCGAGGACCGCAAGTTCGTAGAGGTCTCCAACGACCAGTCCGTGGCCGCTGAGGGCGACTGGGGACGGCGTATCGAGGTCTTCATCGACCAGCGCCAGGAGGACGGCACCGACGAGATGGTGCAGGCCGGAAGCGAGGCTCTCGCCGAAGGCGGCATGACCATCACCAACGTCGAGCTGGTGCCCGCTGAGGACACCACGATGCGCTTCGGCACCGACTGGAACCTTGGCGACAAGGTGACGGTCGTTCTCCAGGACGGCTACGAGGTCCAGACGACCGTCAACGGCTTCGCCCTGAAGGCGAACGCGGACAGCGGCTTCGTCTTCGGCGTCACGCTCTCCGACGCGCTGACCATCGTCCGCGACTCCAGCAGGGTCGCCGAGGACCGGATCTCCAACCTCGAGCGCTCGGACGCGGTGCCGGCTACGGCTGTCAACGACCGCCCCAGCGTGACCTTCTCCTTCGCCACCGCGCAGACCGTCTGGAGCTGCCCCCACAACCTCGGCACCTCGCCGGTCAACATCGTCTGCTTCGACACCAATGGCGACGAGGTGGTGGGCGACCCGACCTACATCGACAACAACACCGTCGAGATCCATTGGTTCTACGCCTTCTCAGGCTCCTGCCGGATCTCGACCTAAGGAGCTCGCACACACATGCCCAAGTTCGGATCTCAGATCGACGCCATGAAGGTGCCGATCAAGAACATCGTGGTCGAGACCAGTGCCACCGCCCCGGCGAGCCCGGTCAACGGCCAGTTCTGGTACGACACCTCAACCAACAAGCTGAAGATCTACGCCAACAGTGCGTGGCTCGCCCTCGACGGCAGCACCACGGCCACCCTTGACGCCATCCCGGCTCCGGTCGCCAGCGTTTCGCTGAACAGCCAGAAGATCACCAACCTCGCCACCCCCACCGCGGCCACCGACGCTGCGAACAAGCAGTACGTGGACGACAAGGTGCAGGGCCTCTCGGCCAAGGACTCGGTTCAGGCCGCGACCACCGCCAACATCACTCTGAGCGGCACGCAGACCATCGACGGCGTAACCCTGTCGGTCGGCGACCGTGTGCTGGTCAAGGACCAGACGACCGCCTCCCAGAACGGCATCTACATCGTCCTGTCCGGCTCCTGGACCCGAGCCTCGGACTTCGACACCTCAGCCGAGGTCGAGAAGGGTGCCTACGTCTTCGTGGAAGGCGGCACCCAGAACAGCGACTCGGGCTGGGTCCTGAGCACCGATGGCACCATCACCATCGGCTCAACTTCCCTCTCGTTCACGAAGTTCTCTGGCGCAGGCCAGATCACCGCGGGCAACGGTCTGACCAAGACCGGCAACACCCTCGACGTGGGAGCCGGTACCGGCATCACGGTCGCCGCGGACACTGTGGGCATCACGCCCGGTGGAGTCAGCGCCACCGAGCTCGCCGACAACGCGGTCAGCCTGTCGGGCACCAAGGTCACCGGCACTCTGGCTGTCGCCAAGGGCGGCACGGGTGGCACGACCCAGCTCGGCGCTCGCACCGGCATCAATGCGGCGGGCTACCTCCGGGTGACCCTCCCCGCCCTCTCGGCGGGCACGGCTGCCAACGTCACCGCGGCTGCCAGCAACTTCAGCACCGCGAACCCGACCGTCATCTTCACGCAGGGCACCGACCAGATCTTCCTCGACTACACCTACGACAACACGACGGACACGCTCTCCGTCACCGCTGCCGTGGCTCTGGCGTCGGGGATCATCGCGACGATGGTGGGCTGACGCATGGCCGCTGGAATCTGGGGCATCCCTCTCCGCATCAAGCAGATGGTCACACCGTCCAACCCTGCCAGCGGCAGCAACGCCCTGTACTTCAAGTCAGACAGCCGCCTGTACTCGCTGGACTCGAGCGGCATCGAGACCAAGTACGCCACGACCAGCGAGGCGGCTGGTCCCATTGCCCTGCCCTACATCGAGCGGAGCCTGTCGTCCGGTCAGGCGATTGCCAGTGGTACGTCGGACACCACCGTCCTCTGGTCGCAGAGCGTGGTCGCCGGCAGCGGCAACCTGTCCTACTCATCGGGCACCTTCACAACCGGCACCGCTGGCCTCTACCTCGTGACCGTGAGCGTTGCGTTCAACGCCAACTCCACGGGCAAGCGCGAGGTCACCATCCGGCAGAACGGAACCGGCAAGGGCGGCATGAACGTCGCTGCCCCGAACAGTGCTGCTGCCGCCCTGAACGCCTCTGCGCTCATCATCTGCGCCGCCAACGACTCCATCACCGTCGATGTGAACCAGAACAGCGGCAGCAGCCTCAACGTCCAGACGAACTCTCGCATCGTCATCACCCGGATCGGCACGAACTGAGCCGGTGTGTAGATGAGAGGCACGTCTCCACCAACTACCCAAGAAGGGCCACTACATCGTGAGTGACCTCGTTCCCCAGGTCCTGTCCGCGGTGGGCGGTGCTGGCGTTGCCGGTACCGCCGTCACGTGGTGGACCGCCCGCAGGAAGGTCCCTGCTGAGGTGGACAACATCATCGTCACCGGAGCGGAGATGACCGTTCAGTCCGCTCTCGCCATCGCCTCTGCGGAGGCAGCTCGAGCCGACAGGGCCGAGCAGCGATCCCTCGAGCTGGAGCAGCGCCTCGACGCCGCGCTCGCCCGCGTGGACATGCTCCAGACCGCCCTCGATGCGGTCCGCGACGAGCTCTACGACATCAAGAACCACAAGGAGGACCGCCTGTGAGCGAACCCCAGATCATCTCCATCGCCAAGAAGGAGGTCGGCTACCGCGAGGGCTACAGCAACGGCCACTGGAACAACGACGAGAAGTACGCCGAGTCCATGCCCGACCTCAAGTGGGTTAGCGACCAGGGGCAGCCCTGGTGTGCGGTGTTCGTCTCCTGGTGTGCCGAGAAGGCCGGCGTGCGTGAGCTCTACCCGCGGACGGCCAGCACCGACATCGGTGCCTCGTGGTTCAAGCAGCGCGGCGAGTGGTCGACCTACCCGGCTGTCCCCGCCCAGGTCTTCTACGGCGACAACGGCGACATGAACCACACCGGCATCGTCTACGACTACGACGCCGACTACATCTACACCGTCGAGGGCAACACCAACGACAGCGGTTCCCGCGAGGGCAACGGCGTCTACCTGAAGAAGCGCGCCCGTCGCGACTCCTACGTCCAGGGCTACGGCTACCCCAAGGGTCTGGTCACCAAGAGCGCCGACCCGAACTTCAAGGGCGAGGTCAAGCCCGAGCCGAAGCCGTCCCGCCTCGAGGAGGCGACGGACGAGCTGAACGACGCGCTCTCCGATCTCTCGAAGGTCTCCCCCAAGCGCACGAAGGTCCACGACATCCGCGAGGAGATCGAGGACCTCGTGAACCAACTCCCCAAGTGAGGTGAACATGAAGCTCAACCCCATCGCTCAGGCGATCCTCGGTGGTGTCGCTGCGGCCCTGGTCGTCGCGGCCCCGCTGGTCGATGACGGCGTAACCGCCTCTGAGATCATCGCCATCGTTCTCGCCGGCCTCGGTGGCTCTGGCCTGACCGCAGTCACCCCGGTCGCCCGCAAGCGCGACTGAGGTACAGCAAAGCCCCCCGCCCTGAATGGGTGGGGGGCCTTCTGCTGCTTCAGAGTGTTTCAGGTTGAAACACTCACCCAGCCTTCTGCTGCTTCATCGCCTCGATCTCCTCGATGGTCATGATCTTCGACTTGGCGCGAGGCCGACCCGCCGTGGTCTTCTTGGCAGCCGCCTTCTTCGTCGTCGCCCGAGGAGTTGCCGCCTTGGTCACCAGTGCCAGCAGGTCCTCCATCGGCTTCCGGTGAGCCTCGCACAGGTCCAATCGCTGCTTCTTCTGCCCCTGCCGGACCTCATAGGTAGACAGGCCCTCCTGCGCCCCGCACTTGTCGCACACGGTCACTGTCACTCGAGCCATCGCCACTGTTTCTCCCGCCTCCGAGACGTTGAACTGACAGGCAAACCCTATCGCCCTGACTAGACCAACCACCAGGTCGCTTGACCTAAGTTACACAGAGTGGCAAAGTATGAGGTATAAACGGGCTTGAGGGAGCCAGGTTCATCAAACAAGCAGGGGAGCGGACAGAGAGGAGCGTCACATGCCAGGCAGCAAGATCCAGAACGAGCAAGAGGTCCTGAAGTGGTTCGCAGAGGGGCGGACCTATCAGTGGATGGTCGAGAAGTACCGTGAGAAGTACAAGATCGAGACCACGATCTCGATGTGGGGGAACTTCCGTCGCCGCCACGGCCTCGACCGACGCATGGCGTGGGACGACCAGCTCATCCCGTGGCCGGTCAAGGTCGAGCACCGCTACAGCTGGCCGATCCTCATGCTGCGCAAGGAGGCCCGCCGTCGAGCTGGCCTGCCCCTGACCGCGGACGCCGAGCATGAGGTGGACGCCTGGCTGGCCGGCATGGAGCGCGACGGCACCGTCCTTCACTACGACCCCGACACCGAGCAGGGCTGGTTCTACGTCCCTCGGCGCAAGGGGGTCGACACGGACATCATCCGCCACCCTGAGGGGGCCACGGGTCGCCGTAAGGCGGGATGACTACGTGGCCTAGTCCATTGTGACTAGGGGCTACTCGCGAGTAGTGTGAGTCTTTACTCTCGAGGGGCCTCCCGCCTGGATGAAACCTGAAAGAACTCCTACAGTCCTCTATGTGTGACGCAGGGGGCCAGGAACCGGCTTGAGAGCAGCCGTTCCTGGCCCCTGTTGCATGTCGGTGCTCCCCACCTCCCGTGTCGGGGCTCCGTGCTAGGTTTCGGCTCTCAGTTACCCACCACGACCAAGGAGGTCTCATGCCACTCCGCATCCACCCGACCAACGTAGGCCCGTCGCTGATCCGCATGAAGGCCAACATCGCGCTGGACTGCGGTGGCGTCCTGCTCTATGTCAACGGGGCCGAGGAGATCTCCTACATCGAGACCTCCCCCGAGTTCGAGATGGAGGCCCTGAAGGTGTGCGAGATCCTCGCTCGGCGCAACGGCTTCGAGCTCATGGGTGAGGACGAGGGTGGGGTCGAGGAGTTCGAGGACGGTCGCGTCCGGCACTGGCTGGCGCAGACGGCCTTCGTCCAGATGAGCACAGAGATCGACAACGAGAAGAAGGGGGTGGCGTTCGCTTCGTGACGACAGCAACGCTCAGTAAGCCATCGGATGTGCAGGCACCCGTCCGCGAGGCTGGCGGGGACAACGAGGTGCCGCGTGACAAGCTGGGCAGGCCGCGGATCAAGCTGGTCTGCCAGGCGTGCGACCTCGGCAAGGTCCCGAGCCCAAAGACGGGTAGGCCGATCCAGTGCCCGAAGTGCAAGGGCAAGGGGCAGCTCGAGCGCTCCTACACCCGCACGACGACGTACATCGACGTGCTGGACGACAAGTCGAACCTCCAGGCATGGGGCGAGCGCATGGTGCTCATCGGCGTGGACCGGGAGCGCACGCTGCTCGACGGCGTGGCCGACCTGTTCGCGGATGCCACCGCGGTCCCCATCGACTGCGGACATACCCGCAAGGAACGGGCCGAGAAGGGCATCGAGCCGGGTGACTGCCGGTCATGTGACGCGAGGTCTGCCAAGGACGAGCTCAACCGTCGTGCGCAGATCGCCAAGGTCAAGGCCGGCGCGGAGGAGAAGGCCGACAAGGGCACGGAGCTGCACGGTCTCTCCGAGTTGGTCGACCAGGGCCTCGAGCTGCCCAAGGGCATCGACTTCGGCGATGTCATCGACATGGACGCCTACCGTCGTGCGACGACGGGCTTCCACATCGTCCACATGGAGAAGCTCGTGGTCAGCGATCTTCTCGGCGTTGCCGGTACGCCCGACCGTGTAAGTGAGTGGTGGGGCGACAACCCGCTGATCGCACCCAACGGCAAGATCTTCCTGCCGAAGGCCGGCGACCGGCTCATCACCGACCTGAAGACGGGCACGGTGGAGTACGGCGCGCTGAAGATGGCGATGCAGCTCGCGATCTACTCGCGGTCTGACCTGTACGACCCCAAGACTGGCGAGCGCACTCCGATGGAGAACGTGGACCAGGAGTGGGGAATCATCATGAACGTCCCCGCAGGCAGCGGCGAGGCGACCCTCTACTGGGCCGACCTCACGCTGGGCTGGCGTGCCGTCGAGGTGGCCGGCTTGGTGCGGGATCTGCGTTCTGTCGGTGCTTCGGGCGCTCTCACGGCGCTCGACAGTGTAACTTAGAGGTTGTGAGGGCGCAAGTCCCCGCAACATGGAGAGGAGAAAGAGTGAGTGATCTGAACCTGAAGGTCGGCGACAAGGTTCGCCTGACCATCGAGGCCGAGATCAGCGGCGTCGACTTCGACGGCGAGATCTCGTTCGAGGGGAACGGCGGCGTCGGCGGTTCCTTCTACCCGGAGGACCTCGAGGAAGGTGTCCTCGAGAAGATCGTGCCGCCGTTCAAGGCCGGCGATCTCGTGGGCGCTGGCGGAAGCCGCTACCTGCTGCTCGAGTCGCTCGAGGATGGACGCTTCAAGTACCTGAGCCTCCAGACGCACGGCATCTACCACGCCGAGTTCGAGCGCGAGAACTACAAGCTCGTCGCCTCGAACTGCCTCGGGGGTGCCGCGTGACCAACCCCCACGAGCTCGGCAAGATCGGCGTCACCATCAAGGTGCCCGAGTCCAAGAAGTACGCGGGCGACAACCCGTGGTTCGTCTTCGAGGGCACGAACGCGGATGACATCAAGGCCAAGATCGGCGCGACCTTCGGCATGGACACCGAGGGCCTGACGCTCAGCGATGTCGTCATCAACGCGCAGCGGCTCGCGACGGGCCTCGGAGCGGTCGCTCACGGCCTCGGAGGGAGCGTGCTGGCCTCGGGTCGGGCGGACTCCTCGCAGGCCGCTGGTGGCGCTCCTGTGGGCGGTGGCGACGTGTGGAGCCAGGTCAACGGCGCTGCCAACGGCCAGCCGGCACAGGAGGTCGTGGACCCGATCCTCGACGCCATCGAGAAGGCCACGTCGGTGGACGAGCTGAAGCAGCTCTGGGCCGAGAACCAGGCCGCGTTCAACGACGCCAAGTACATGGACCCGTGGAAGGCGAAGGGCAAGTCCCTCTCCTGACGCTGGGTGTGTAACTGAGAGAAAGGTAGCACATTGGAGAACCGAGGCACAAGCATCGTCGGCCTGCTCGGGGTGGCGTTCGTCGTCCTGAAGCTGACCGGCGTCATCGACTGGTCGTGGCTCTGGGTCACCGCCCCCTTCTGGGCCGGCATCGCCCTGGCCCTCGTCCTGTTCGTCATCGGCGTCGTCTTCGCCGTCATCGCCACGGCTGTTGAAGCCGTCGTGGGTAAGTGAGAGGAAGCAACTTCATGCGCAAGAGCAAGACCCCCGTCGAGCCGACCTTCGAGGAGCGTGCCGCCGCGTCCCACGCCAAGGCCGGTGCCGCCCTGTCGATCTTCGAGCAGATCGCCGCTGACCTCGAGCAGGCCGCTGTCGAGCAGCTCGCCCTGTCGGCGGACATCGACAGCCGCATCCAGGCCCTCGAGGACGAGATCGAGCGACTGAACGGCCTCGCCTACGACGCCGAGAACGCCGCGGAGGCGTACGACACGCAGTCGCACAACGTCCGCACGCTCGCCGGCCTCGCCTGACCAACCACCTCACGAGAGAAAGAGAGAACCCAACACACATGTTCGCTAAGCCGTCCGAGGCCCCCGGTGGGGGCAACTTCTTCAAGCCCGCCGACCTCTCCACGTCGCTGGCCGTCGTCTTCGAGCCGAAGAGCGTCGTTCCCGAGGTGACCCACACCTACCAGGGCAAGGTCACCGGAGTCCACGACGACGTGGTGGCCGACATCACCGTATTCGACAACCAGGCGATGCTCGACGGGACGACCTCCCCGATCACCATGAAGCAGGTCACCGTCGACAAGAAGGGCGTCGCCAACGCGCTCAAGCACTTCATCGGCGGCGCGGTCCTGGGTCGCCTGACCAAGGACACGACGAAGAACGGCAACACCGTCTGGGTGCTGGTCGACGTGGACCCGCAGACCACCGAGAAGGTCGGCGCGTACTTCACCGCTCGTGCCGAGGCTGCGGCGGCTGCGCCGAGCTTCGACTGATGGCCGGCGAGACGCCCGCCAAGAAGGCGGCTGCCAAGGTCCCGGCTCTGACCAAGGAGGAGATCGCCGAGCTCGATGCCATCGAGCCGTTCGAGACCTCGGAGGAGAAGCCCGACCCGTTTGGTCGCATCGTCCGCTACGTCACCCCCTCGGAGACCATCCGGCCCGCCATCGTCACGCGGGTCCACGAGGACGGCGCTGTCGACCTCACGGTCTTCAACTCCGAGGGTGCCGCGCCGGCCACGCGAGTGCTCGAGGAGCCCCCGGTCGACGGGGACTTCATCCCGCACTCGTTCCACTGGCCGACGCGCTGACGCCGAAGGGAGGCACTCATGCTGAACCCGGCACGAGCTCTCTCCCTCAACGCTGACTCAGGTCGGAAGCTCCCCCGCGTAGACGCCTTCGAGCAGCTCTACACGGGGGGCTTCGACCCGAGGCACGGTCAGGTCATCATGGTCGCTGGGCGAAGCGGCAGCCAGAAGAGCGGCTTCGCCCTGTTCTGGGTGGACGAGATGAACCTCGACACCCTGTACTTCAGCGCCGACATGTCGGCCTTCACCGCATCATCCCGGCTCGCATCCAAGCGCACCGGGCTGAACATGGAGGAGGTCGAGCGGGCGCTCGCGATGGATGGTCCCGGCAAGGACCACATCTTCGATGCCCTGGCCGACAGCCGGATCACGTTCTCGTTCGGAAGCCCGATCACCTGGCGACAGGTGGACGAGGAGATGGACGCATACGTGGAGCTCCACAACAAGTTCCCAGAGATCGTCGTCTTCGACAACCTCATGGACTTCGAGGGAGCAGAGAGCGACTACACGGCACAGATGGCCGTGATGCAGAGCGTGACAGAACTGGCCCGTGACACCGGGGCAACGGTCATCGTGATGCACCACGCCAGCGACAAGTCGTGGGACGCGAGGACCGATCCGTGGTCCCCGCCCTCACGCGATCAGGTCAAGGGTGGCCTCTCGGAGAAGCCTGAGCTCTCCATCTCGGTCGCCCTCGACCCCAACACGTTGAACTTCAACGTGGCCGTCATCAAGCAGCGCATGGGTCCGCAGGACCCGACCGCGAAGCGGTGGACAACGCTGCGCTGCGAACCGGAACTCACGAGGTTCCACCGTGCGGGCCTGCCCCGTGCGGCTTAGGAGAGGATGGGTAACTGAGAGTGAAGAAGATCAAGTCGACCTTCGAGCAGGACTACGCCACGGTCCAGGTGGGTTCTTTCGGGCTGGTGTACGTCGAGGTCATCGACGGCGTGTACAACCGGGAGGCCGAGCTTCAGATGACCCCGAAGCAGGCCCGCAAGTTCGCCAAGGCCCTGAAGCGGGCAGCCCGCGCCGCTAAGCCGTCGTGACCATCGTGACGGTCGGCCTCGACCTGTCGCTCGCCAGCACTGGTCTGGCAGTGGCGGTCGATGGCCGGCTGGAGGTCACCGGGAACATCAAGAGCAAGGGCAAGAAGACCGACACTCATCGGGAGTACATGCCGCGGATCGCGGACATGGCCGAGCGGATCAACGACTGGCTGGCCGATCAGGCTGCCCAGCATCCGTTCGACCTCGCGGTGATCGAGGCCCCGTCCTTCAATAGCAAGTTCGGCAACCCGCACGAGCGGGCTGGTCTCTGGTGGAAGGTCTACGAGCACCTCTGGTGCGCGGAGGTCCCCATTGAGACGGTGGCCCCGATGTCCCGTGCCAAGTTCATCGCCAGCAACGGACGAGCGAACAAGGAAGAGGTCCTCGCAGCAGCCCGCGAGAGGTGGGGTGACGAGGAGCTGATCCCGAACGACGACGTAGCCGATGCCACTGGCATGGCGATGTGGGGACAGGAGAGGTTGGCATGACAGAACAGTTCGACCTCGGACAGAAGGTCACCTTCTCGCACCCACTCCATCGCGAGAGCGTCTACGAGAAGAGTGAGTTCGGTCGTGACGAGTGGTGGAAGAAGTGGCTCGAACCTGAGTCGTCGGCACCGATGACCGGAGTCGTCGTTGGGGTGCGACACCTGAGCAACGGCGTCAACCACGGTGGCTACTGGGACAGCCCCATTGAGTACCACAACCGGGAGACGTTCAAGGCGTACCTCATCGCGTACGACATGCGCGAGAAGCCCGTCTACGTCCTCCCCGAGAGGGTGCAGGGGGTCGATGGCTAGGCGGTCCTTCTCGAAGCCAAGCGAAGTTCAGGAGCACGACGGGAAGCCCTCCCTTGAGGCGGTCCTCGACTACTACGCCGTCGACTACAAGCACCGGACATCCCAGATGGTCCGCTGCCCCGTCCACGGCGACTACAGCACGCCGTCCTGCTCGGTGAACATCGACAAGCAGCTCTGGAACTGCCACTCCTGCGGCGCAGGGGGCGATTCGTGGGAGCTCATCAAGATCAAGGAAGGAGTGGACTTTGACGGAGCACGAGCCTTTGCAGCCGCTAACGGACTCTCAGATGGAGACGCTGGAAGCGGCAGTGAAGAGCTACGAGGCCGCTATGACCGTGGAGGCAGCGCAGTACCTCGTCGGTCGGGGCCTCACGCAGGAGACCGTGCTTACGCACCGTCTTGGCGTCGTCGCTGACCCGATCCCCGCTCACGAGCGGTACCGCGGCTGGCTCGCGATCCCCTACCTCGTGGGAGAGCAGCCGGTCCGAGTGCGGTTCCGCTGCATCCAGAGCCACGACTGCAAGGAGTTCTCGCACGGCAAGTACGGCCAGCCCACCGGGGAGACCCTGCTGACGTACGGCGTCAACGACATCCACGAGGCTGGCGGAGAGATCCACGTGACCGAGGGCGAGTTCGACCGGCTCATCCTCAAGCAGTGCGGCCTCTATGCCATCGCCTTCCCTGGCGCTAGCACCTTCCGGGGCTACCACGGGCGGATGCTGGCCGGCTTCAACCGAGTCTACGTCTGGGGCGACCCGGACCAGGCCGGGGCTGAGTTCACCACGAAGGTCGTCAACCGCCTCCCGCGGTCAGGTCGTGGTGTGCAACTGAGAGTCGGGGACGTGACCGACACGTACCTCGCGGGAGGAGTGGAGGCCATCTACGACCTCGTGAAGGCCGCATGACCTACATGACCTTCGGGATCGGGGACCGGGTGGAGGTCCGCATGAAGATCCACCACCCGGACGGGACGAGCACGAAGGTCCACATCCCTCGAGCCCAGTTCGGCGCACTGACCAGCGACGGCTACGAGAGCTCATTCGAGATCGGCGGCATCACCGAGATGACCGTCACTAAGAAGACCAAGGAGACTGCATGACCGACAAGAAGACCGAGACCCCCAACCCGCTGGCCGCGGTGGACGAGCTGCTGGCTCGCGTCCGTGACGAGCGCAAGGCTCACATCGACAACTGGGGCGTCCAGTCGCACCCGTCGTACTACGGGGAGAGCGAGCGCCGGAAGTACGAGGAGCGCGCCAACTACTACAAGCAGGTCTGGGAGGCTCAGAAGGACCTCGACTCCATCACGTGGGCCACGGTCCTGCTCGAGGAGGTCTTCGAGGCCCTCTCCGAGACCGACCCCGAGAAGCGCAAGTACGAGCTCGTCCAGGTCGCCGCGGTCGCCATCGCGGAGGCCGAGTCCATCGACCTGCGGGCCGGCATCCTCACCGACGCCGAGGCCGAGGGCACCGGGGAGTTCGCGTGATCGAGCTCGTCCTCAGTAACCACAACAACTCCCTGACCGTCCAGGAGTCCAACCTGCCCGGTGGTGCCGCCCGCCTCGAGGTCACGCACAACGGCGTCAGCGCCTCGTGCCACCTCAAGCCCGAGACCGTCGAGCGGCTGATGATCGAGCTGCACCTGCTCAAGCAGAAGTACGAGACCGGGGGCTACGGCCTGTGACCGACCCCCGGAAGATCCTCTACATCGACATCGAGACCAGCCCTTCGCTGGTCTACACCTTCCAGTTCTGGAACGTGAACATCTCCCCGGACAAGATCGTGAAGCCCGGTGGGATGATGTGCTTCGCCTACTCGTGGGACGACGGGGAGACCCAGTTCGTTCGCGGCTCGTCCCGAGCGATGGCGAAGAAGGTCTACCAGCTCCTGGACCAGGCCGATGTCGTCGTGACCTACAACGGCAACAAGTTCGACATCCCTCACCTCCAGCGCCACCTCACGCTGAACGGCTACACCTCGCCCTCACCCTTCGTGTCCGTCGACCTGTTCGCGGTCGTGAAGCGGGAGCAGCGTGGCGTGTGGCCGAGCCTGCGGCTGGGTTACCTCGCACAGGAGCTCGACCTTCGGGGCAAGCTCCAGAACGACGGCTTCCAGCTCTGGATCGACTGCATGGCCGGCGACAAGGCCGCGTGGGAGCAGATGCGGGACTACAACCTCCGCGACGTGGACCTCCTCAAGGAGATGTTCCCGCTGCTGCGCCACAAGGTGAGGAACCTGCCCTCGGCGTCGCTCTACATGGACACCGACGAGCGGGTCTGCCCGAACTGCGGCAGCACCTCGTTCCAGAGCCGTGGCATCCAGCGCAACAAGACGCGGGCCTACCGCCGATTCCTATGCAACGAGTGCCGCTCCTGGTTCCGCGGCAACACCTCGATCTCCTCCGCGGAGGTGGTGAGTGTCTAGCCTGGTGGGTAACTGTGAGGTTCGCTGGGACGTGCTCAGCCTGCCGGGTGTTCAGAAGGCCGTCACGCAGGCGGCTCGGAAGATCCACAAGCGGTACGAGAACGTCATCGAGCTGGAGGACCTCGAGCAGGAGGCGACGATCATCATGGTCACTCGCCTTCCCGAACGGGCGCAGGCGTGCGCGGAGGGTGCTGGGGACGACAACCTCGGCACCCTCCAGCACGAGCTGGAGATGGATCTCGTGGACTACCTGCGGCCCAAGGCCGCGGAGCGTCAGAAGACCATCTCCTACGACGCGCTCGTGGAGAAGTCCGACGAGGACGGCCTGATCGCCCCGTACGTGGTCATCGAGACGGCTAGCAACGACTACACCCGCGAGAGCGTGGAGACGCTGCTGCCGGCCGTCTGGGACGAGTCCTACCTCTACGGACTCCCCCAGCGAGACGACGCCCCGGACCCGGACATGCCGAAGGGGAGCACGAACAAGGCTCGAGGCAACAACCTGTCGGCGTACATCGCTGACATCAAGACCGGCTGGGAGAAGACGCCGCTCACTACGAAGGAGCGGCGTGCCCTGATCCTCGCCTACGGGCTGGGGTGGCCGATCAAGGAGATCGCCTACAACCAGGGCGTGAGCGACCGGGCCATCCGGTACCGGATCGAGGGTGCGGTCGGCAAGATCGTCGCCCGCCTCAACAGCGGCTACTGGTACGAGCTCGAAGGCATCGAGGCGTGACCGCGCCCGACTTCCCGCACGTGTGCCTGACTGGCATCGACGGAGCATGGGGCTGCGTCTCCACGTGTCCGAAGGACGCCAGTCCCACCGTGTTCGTCGCGGAGATCGAGAGCATGACGAGCCGGATGGTGCGTCAGCTCGTGGAGGCCGAGGAGAACCAGACCAAGGCCCTGCTGCGCGAGGTGTTTGAGGCTGGCCGTGAACGCGGCGAGGCCGATGCGTCGGACGCCTACTGGGGACCGCCCTACAGCGACGTGCCCGAGTTCGAGGAGTTCATCGCCAACCTGATCCAGGGGGCGGGGACATGACCGAGGTCTACGAGAAGAACCTCGTGATCCTCGGCCTCGACTTCCCAGACGCCCACGCCGAGTACGTGCGGCTGGCGTCCGAGGAGCCGTTCCGGGTGGTCCACACGAACGTCCTCGTCCGCTACCCGTGGAGCCTCCGCTCGATCGAGGGACTGCGAGTCCATGACTTCGTGACGACGGAGCGATCTACCCAACATCACAACTACGAGGAGGCCGTGGCCCTGCTGCGCGACTCCCACATGAAGACAGGAGACAAGTGACTGACACTGACATGAGCACGTTCGCCCAGACCGTGCTCGGCAATAAGTACCTACGAGGCGACGAGAAGTCGTGGAGCGATGTCGCCCAGCGGGTAGCGGAGTCGGTCGTCGGCCCGTTCTTCCCCGAGAAGGTCTCGGCTGTCGCTGAGGCCATCGCCAACCGGGAGTTCCTGCCCGGTGGTCGCCAGCTCGCCAATGCCGGCTACTCCAACATGCTCAACAACTGCTTCCTCTACCGGGTCGGTGACTCGAAGGAGGAGATCGCGGACTTCTACCGCAAGGGCATGACCACCGGCATGACGGGAGGCGGCGTAGGGGCCGTCTGGACGGACCTGCGGCCCCGGAAGGCCCCGGTGCGCAACCAGGGCTTCTCGACCGGCCCCTGTGCCTTCATGCAGGGCTTCAACGAGGTCGGGCGTGCCGTGGTGAACGGTGGTGGTCGTCGCATGGCGATCTGGGCCGGCCTGCACTGGTACCACCCGGATGTCCACGAGTTCATGTCCCTGAAGGACTGGGACGAGCGGACGGTGGAGGCCAAGGCTGAGGACTTCTCGGCGTTCGCCCCGATGGACATGACCAACATCTCCATCATCCTCGATGACGAGTTCTTCGAGGCGATGGCCGACGAGAGCTTCCACAAGGTCTACGTCTGGCGCAACGACAAGGGCGAGGTGGTCTCGGCTCACGAGGTCACGCACAAGTGGGCCAAGCGGGTCTATGAGACCGCGGTGGAGAAGATGCTGAAGACCGGCGAACCCGGCTTCTCCGTCGACCTCGGCGAGAACAAGTACGAGAACCTGCGGAACCCCTGCTGCGAGATCACCTCCGAGGACGACAGCGACGTGTGCTGCCTCGGCTCGGTGAACATCGCTCGGATCGACACCGAGGAGCGGATGGCCGAGGTCACCGAGCTGGGAACCATCTTCCTGCTCTGCTCGACCCTCGTCTCCGACGTGCCGCACGAGGAGGTCAAGATCACCCGGCAGCGGAACCGTCGTCTCGGCCTCGGCGTGATGGGCGTCTACGAGTGGCTGGTCGCTCGAGGGTACGGCTACGAGCCGAACCATGAGCTCGGTGAGTGGCTGGAGACGTGGGCGACCACGAGCCGGTCCTGTGCGACGACGTACGCCAACGAGCTCGGCGTCTCGGTCCCGAAGAAGGTCAGGGCTGTCGCTCCGACCGGCACCATCGGGATCATCGCGGAGACGACCACCGGCATCGAGCCGCTGTTCGCTGCGGCCTACAAGCGCCGGTACATCGACAACTCGACGTGGAAGTTCCAGTACGTCATCGACGCGACGGCGCAGCGGATGATCGAGAAGTACGACCTCGACCCGTCCGAGCTGGAGACGGCGTACGACCTGGCGTTCGACCCGGCTCGCCGTCTGGCGATGCAGGCGTTCGTCCAGAGCTACACCGACCACGCGATCTCGAGCACGATCAACCTGCCGGCCTTCGAGGAGCAGCCGTTCACCCCGGAGGAGTTCGGGGAGATCCTGCTGCACTGGCTCCCGATGCTCCGCGGCATCACCGCCTACCCGGACGGTGCCCGCGGTGGTCAGCCGCTCAACGTCGTGTCCTACGACGAGGCCAAGGAGTTCGAGGGCCTCGAGTTCGAGGAGTTCGGCTCGGAGTCGGCCTGCGTGAACGGCGTCTGCGGCATCTGAGCCGCATGTGCAACTGAGAGGGGGCAGGACTACTCCCCTGCCCCCTCTCCCCTATGGAGAGGAACCCATGAGAGTCACACCCATTGCCTGGACCGCCCTGACGCAGGTCCCCATGAGCATCATCGAGACCGAGTTCGCTGACGACATGCTCGAGGCTCGCTACCGGGGCAGCGGCGACATCGACGCGCTGCACGAGTTCGCCGGTCGTGCCTGCTACAAGAGCTGGAGCAAGCCGAACTCCAAGACGGCCACCAACCGCGGCTACCTCGAGCACATCGAGGAGGTCGGGCACTTCTCCGTCCTCGAGCACGGCCAGGTCACCTTCTATGTCGAGGGCGTGAGCCGTGCCCTGCTGCTCGAACTGGAGCGCCACGGACGCAACTCCCACCTGTCGTTCTCGGTGGAGTCCCAGCGGTACGTCAGCACGAGCAAGCACCACCCCGATCCGGTCATCCCCCCGCTCTTCGATGAGCTCGAGGATGTCCAGGAGTGGGGCTTCCACGTCGGCGCGCTCAAGGAGCACTACGAGGAGAGCCTCCGCAGGTACGACGAGTGCTTCGAGCGACTGCGCGAGGCCGGCGTCCTCCTGAAGCAGGCCCGTGAGGCAGCTCGAGCCTTCCTGCCCAACGCGACCCCCGTCGACCTCGTGGTCACCGCGGACATCCGTGGTTGGCGCGAGGTGATCGAGAAGCGCAACGACCCGGCAGCCGACAAGGAGATCCAGCGGCTCGCCAAGGAGGTCCTGAACCACCTCCGGTACATCTGCCCCAACTCGGTGCAGGACCTTCCCGACGAGCCGCCCGCCAAGGGTGGGGACACCGTGGAGATCCGCACGCTCAGCGGCGAGGTCGTCCGCACCATCTCCACCCGTCCGCTCGAGGACGCCGACGATGAGGGCTGGGGTCAGTGAGCGCTGACACCCTCTGCCTGCTCGTCCTCGCCATCGTGTGCGTCCTGCCGGCCTTCCTCATCAAGCCCGACGATGACGACCCGAGTCGACAGATCCACGAGGAGTAAAGTAAAGTAAAGACTGCCTTCATTTGCTGGAGGGCACCCGCCCCCCGTCAGGCTAAACCCAAAGCCTGGCGGGGGGCTCTTTGCGTTTCTGGGCTAGACCCACTCGATCTCGCAGGAGACGATCTGGGGCCGTCGAGACGGAGCGGCGGGCCTCGGGTCCACTGGAACCCTCCTGGCCTCCCTGCGGGGCACGGACAGGCTCCTGAGCATGGATTCCAGCCCCTCTTCGCCCAGCTCTGCGAGCAGCCGCTCGAAGAGTTTCGCCTGGTCAGGCGTCATGTTGCACCACCGAGAGGGGCAGCGTCCTGCGGTGGACAGCCAGATCTGTGAAACTTCCCATCTCCGGGCAGATGGGACATTAAGCAGATTCAGGCGTACCCTGCTCGCATGGAGCAGACCTACGAGTGGAGCGAGATCGACCTCGCCCACCTTCGCGAACTGGAAGCCGCCAACGAGAGCCTTCCCGCCGACTCCCCCAGAGCACTTCTCTCAGTGCGTCTGTCGGTCTTCACAGACGACACTACGTCGCCGGTCAGGCAGGAGCTGGACCTTCGCCGACTGGCCCTCGAGCGCGGTCACCGCGTGGTCGGAGTGGCGAGCGATCTCGGCGTCTCGGCGACCAAGGTGCCGCCGTGGAAGCGCAAGAGCCTCGGCGACTGGCTGAACAATCGGGTGCCCGAGTTCGACACGATCCTGTTCTGGAAGCTCGACCGCTTCATCCGCAATCTGACCGACCTGAACGTGATGATCCGGTGGGCCGAGACCTACCACAAGAACCTCGTCTCCAAGAACGACCCCATCGACCTGACGACCACGATGGGCAAGATCATGGTCACCTTCATCGGAGGCGTGGCCGAGATCGAGGCAGCCAACACGAAGCTCCGGGTCGAGTCCCTGTGGGCCTACGCCAAAGGGCAGGAGGAGTGGGTCGTCGGGAAGCCGCCGTACGGCTACACCACCACCACTGATGAGACCGGACGACGGACCCTGACCTTCAAGGAGGATGATGTCCGTGCTCTCAACTTCGCCCGCGAGCGGCTGCTGGCCGGCGACTCCCTCACGGCCATCACGAAGGAGCTCAAGGAGCGCGGTCTCATGTCCGAGGGGCTTCAGGTCTCCACACTGAAGCGTCGACTCTCCAACCCCGGACTGCTCGGCTACCGGGTCGAGGAGAACAAGAGCGACGGAGTGAACGACTTCCGTCGATCCAAGTTGGTCCTGAACGATCAGGGCGACCCGATCCGAGTGGGGCCTGCGATCTTCGAGCGGGACGAGTGGGACGAGATCCAGAGGCAGCTCGCCAAGCGAGCCAAGGCCCAGCCGGGTCGCCCGGTGAACCAGCGAGCCACCAAGTTCCTCGGCGTGCTGAAGTGTGCCGACTGCGGCTCGAACATGACGGTGAAGCGGACGACGTACCCACCCAACGAGAAGCGACGGAACACCCAGACGCTGGTCTACGAGCACCTGCGCTGCCAGACCTGCAAGAGCGGTGGCCTCGGTGCTCCCAACCCGCAGGCGGTCTACGACGCGCTCGTGGCGATGGTGCTCGAGGTGATCGGGGACTTCCCCATCGAGTCCAGGGAGTACGCCCGTGGCGAGGAGATGCGCCAGCGCGTGACCGAGTTGCAGAACCGGATCGCGTACTACATGAAGGGCCTCGAGCCGGGAGGCCGGCTGACCAAGACGAAGTTCTCGGAGCAGCAGGCCGAGGCCGCGCTCGACGCGGCTATCGCGGAGCTCGAGGGCATTGACCCGGAGACGACGGAGGATCGCTGGATCTACGTCGACCAGGGCAAGACGTTCCGTGAGCATTGGGAGGAAGGCGGCATGGAGCAGATGCAAGAGGATCTCCTCCGGGCCGGCATCGAGTGCGTGGTGACGAGGACCAAGGTGCCCCGGCAGCGGTCGCCCAAGGTCGACCTGAAGCTGCGCATCCCGAAGGACGTGAGGCAGCGGCTCATCCGCAAGGCCGACGACTTCGAGAACCCCCTGTAACGCGAGAAGGCCCCCGCTCCGAAGAGTGGGGGCCTTTCTCGTGCTGCTAGTTGCGCTATCCGGGCGGTGTGACGCGGGTGTGTTGCGGACAGAACTGCTCGTCCTGACCAGTGCCGGGGGCGTCTCCGGTCCAACCATCAGGGAGTTGCGTCGCGCTGCCGACCAGCCGAGCGAGGCCGTGCAGTGTGTGGTCGAGCGCCCACTCCTCGCAGCCGGATTCGTCGTCGCACATGACGACCGGGTAGGCGGCCGCGCTCATCAGAGCGGCCTTCCCGCGTCGAGGGATCGGGGCCAGTCGTACATCGGGCAGTCCGTCCCGTGCTTGTAGTCGTGACACCCGACGCGCTCCATGCACACCTGATCGGCGGCAGCGTCTATCTCGGCGGTGTGCTCGGTCATGCCGCCAGCAGGTCCGGCTCGTAAGGGGTCTCCGTGCCATCCTCCTCCACGATGACGATGGTGCATGTGATGTCGACGGTCACTGGATGCTCACCTCCACCGCACGCTTCACGATGGCACGGCGGGTGACGGCGAGCTCCACGACCTCGAGTTCCCCCGTGCCGCTCCTGCCGTTGCGGACCAGTTCCTCGGCCTGTGCCACCGCCTGCTCGAAGTCGAGGACCATCTCTCCGTTGCCGTCGAAGACGCTCTGGATGACCTCCGTGTCCGGGTGGCGCGAAGACCAGTCTCCGACCGTCACGAAGGCGACGTATCCGCCCTTGCCCTGGTCGGTCACCAGCCCTCCTCCTCCATCCCTGCTTCCGTGCCGTCGAGGTAGCCGCTGCTGTAGCCGGCCTGGTAGCCGTTCTCCCAGCCGCGCTCGTACTCCTGCTCGGTGCGGCGCTCGCCCTCCTCGAGGCCGTACTGGTAGCCAGCGTCGTGGCCGGACTGGTAGCCCGACTCGCGGCCCTCATCGAGGCCCATGTCGTAGTCGGCCTTCAGGGCCTCCCCCAGCGTGCAGCCGTAGACGAACTCGTGCAGGGCCTCGAGCAGGGCGTCGGCCTGCTGGGTCGTGAGGCGTGTGCCGGCGTTGATCTTGCCGTCGTGGATCATCACGACCGAGATCGCGTCAGGGAAGCTGCTCTCGTAGACCCGCAGCGAGTGCAGCGGGGCCAGCGAGTCGGTCAGTGTCGGGTCCGGGGGGAACTCGTAGGTCTGTGTGGTCATGCTAGGGGTCCTCCCTCTCAGTTGCCCACGCGGGCGAAGTTGATGATGGCTCGCAGCGGAGCCGAGACGGTCTCTGTGACTACCACCAGTCGCTCGAGGCTGGCGGCGATGCGGTTGAGGTTGACTGCGACAGAGTCCAGGTCGTACGCGACGGTCTCGAGCGAGTCCTTCATTCGGGTCACGAGTTCATCACCGCCTCCCAGATGTCGGCGACGCCCGAGTTGTAGAACGTCATGGAGTCGCGCAGCTCCGGGTCGGTCGTGAGGAAGTCGGGGCAGTACGCACGCTGCACGCTGACCCAGAGCTCCATGCCGGGATCGCCGTAGCCGCACGTGTCGCAGCCGCCACCGCCCTCCCATGACATGCCGTGGCTCACGATGTCGCCCTCCTGGATCTCCCAGCGGGGAAGCGCCGCGGTGACGAGCGCCTTCTCGAACTCGGTCATGCGCCCTCCTCGCTACTCATCTCGCACATGCCGCCCCACTCGCCTTCGCAGTGGGCACGGTCCTCTGGATCACGGATGCCCGCGGCATCCCTCTTGCTGATGAACTCGACCTCGCCACGTGTGTTCCTCGTGACGAACCAGTCGCGACCCTCGGCCTCGATCACGCGGCAGGCATAGGAGTCGCGTCCGAAGTAGCCGTTGGCGAAGCCGTGGATCGCAGACCCAACGTGCAGCGGCTTGGCGATGCTCATGCCGCCCCCTCCCCCGCCATGACCTCTCGGAGCCGCTCGCCGAAGCTGCGAGCGAGTGCCTGCTCAGCCCCCTGGAGGCTGGCACGGAGGTACTCTTCGCCTCCCTCGAGCAGCGTGTGAATGTCGATCACCGTGATGACGTGCGCGACCTCCACTCCCCCGACGATCAGGGACGAGCGGTGCCTCTCGGTCCAGTCCTCGATCTTCGGAGACCAGCCCTCTCGTCGCGTCACGATCTGGATGAGGTTCATGCCGCCTCCTCGAGCTGTCCGCCCTCGACCATGAACATGACCGAGGCCCAGCCAGCCGCAGGGTCGTCCAGGTGCTGCTTGAACGCCTCGTTGATCTCTGCCGGTGCGATCTTCGCCTTCACCGTGTCCTCCGGGGCCGGGTGCGGCGGGTCGATCTCGTAGAACCACTTGAACAGCCGGTCCAGCTCGGGTGCCTCGATGTGGCCGAGGTGGAAGTTCCGGTCCAGCCGGCCCGACCGAATCAGCGCCGGGTCGAGGTGCTCGATGTGGTTGGTCGTGCAGATCGTGACCAGACCCTCCGGGGTCTCGAACCCGTCCAGCGCGTTGAGCAGGCCGGACAAGCTGAGCTCACCGTCCTTCGCGGTGTTGTGGTCGCGGTCGTGGCTGATGCTGTAGGCGTCGATGTCCTCGATCACCAACACCGTCCGCTTGCGGAGCTGGCTGACGGCCTGCCGCAACTCGCCGTCGCTCTTGATGTCGGTGAGCGACAGGCTGGCGAGCTGGAAGTTCAGCGTGCCGGCGATGGCGAGCGAGAGGGAGGTCTTGCCCGTGCCCGGAGGGCCGGACAGCAGGTACCCACGACGCCACGGCAGCTCGAGTCGCTTCAGGCGCTCCCGGCTCTCGGTGAACGCACGGAGGTCAGCCTCGATCTCGTCCTGGAGCTCCCGCGGCAGGAAGACCGTGCCGAACGAGCGAGCGTTGCGCTCCTGCCGGAAGTCCCACGAGCCGTCGTGCCACGAGAGGATGTTGGTCGTCGGCGTGAAGCTGAACGGGTCGAACTCGGGGGTGTCCTTCTCCTGCTCCGCGACCTTCTCATCGAGGTACTCGCGCATCGCGTCGAGCTCACGCTGCAACGGCGACCGGAACTCGATCTCGTCGCTGCGCTGCGCCCGAGCCTGGATCAGCCTCACCTTGCCGGGGATGCGAACCGGCACCCAGTCCGGCGAGTGGAAGTAGTCCGAGCGCGTCAGGTGCGCCTCGTCCTTCCGCCGCATCGTCGGCAACCACACCCGGAACTCGTTGATGGCCTCTGCCGCCGCGCAATGCAGGCTGTAGTTGTAGTCCTGGTCGATCTTAAGCTCGTGGCAGAACTTGTCGGCCAGCTTCGTGGCGGTCGTCTTGCTCGCCTCGTAGGCGGCATAGGCCGCAGCGACCTTCTTCGCGTTGGCCTTGTACTTCTTGTACATGTCCGAGACGTGCATCATGCTCCGTTCTGGTTGAAGTGGTGGACGGGCACCGCATGGCGCTTCCCGTAGCGGTTCTTGATGACCACGCCGTTGTCGATGACGATGTGCGCGACCTCGAGGCGTCGACTGGCGTTGCCCTGCCGCGCTTCGTTCATGAGCCACCCCGGCACGAGGTAGAGCGTGTTGCCGTCCTCGAGCAGGACGAGCGTCTTCTCGTAGTCCATCAGTCGCCCTTCACGTTCACGATCTGCGACAGCTCGTACTGGACCTCCACGAGCTCGGCGGCGTCGTCCATCACCACGTCGATGTCCTTGTAGGCGGCGGGGATCTCGTCCACGAACGCATCGGTGTCGCGGTACTCGATGTCCCCCATCGCGGCACGCAGGTCCTCGACCGTGAACGCCTTGCGGGCAGCCGAGCGGCTGTACTCCCGGCCAGCGCCGTGCGGAGCCGAGTTCAGCGCCAGGGCGTTGCCCTTGCCGGTGACGACGTACGAGCGGGTGCCCATCGAGCCGGGGATCAGGCCCCACTCGCCGGCCTTGGCCGAGATCGCACCCTTGCGGGACAGCCACACGTCCTGACCGAAGTGGTGCTCCTGCTCGGTGTAGTTGTGGTGGCAGTTGACCTCGTGGCTGATGCCGAGGTCGTCGCTGCCGATCCACTCCTTAAAGCAGTCCTCGACTCGCTCCATCATCTCTTCGCGGTTCAGGAGGGCGAACTCCTGTGCCCAGCGCAGCTCGCGGATGTAAGCCCAGAACTCGTCGGTGCCCTCGGGCAGGTAGGCGAGGTCGCGGTCGGGCAGGTCGATGAAGAACTTGTCCATGAGGCCCTGCGCCACCTTGATGTGGTGCTGCGCGATCTTGTTGCCCACGCCTCGGCTTCCCGAGTGCAGGAACAGCCAGAGGAAGCCCTCTTGGTCAGTTGAAACTTCAACAAAGTGATTCCCCGAGCCCAGGGAGCCGAGCTGCAGCTCCCAGTTGCCGGCGTACTGGTCGGGGAAGAATCCGGCCTTCGCAGCCAGGCCGAAGAGGCGGTTCACCCGGTCCTCGGTGTTGAAGTTGTAGAAGGTGGTGTTGTACTTGCCGGCGCTCAGCGGGATGACCTTCTCGATGGCCTCGCGGAGCTCCTTGCGGTCGAGGCGGTCGACCTCCTCGAGCACGTAGCCGGTGCGCTTGGCGATCATGCCGCAGCCGATGTCCACGCCGACCGCAGCCGGGATGATCGCGCCCTTGGTCGGGATGACCGAGCCGACCGTCGCACCCTTGCCGAGGTGGGCGTCGGGCATGAGGGCGAGGTGCGGGTAGATGAACGGCATCGTGCTGGTCATCTCGGCCTGCGTTCGGGTGTTCTCCTCGAGGATCGAGGCCCAGTTGATGACCTTGCCAGCGGGCTGACCGTGCTGGTTGTGAGCGATGATCTGCTCCATGTTGTGGTGGCCTTCCTCTCAGTTGTTCATGTACTCGTAGGCGGCGATGGCGAGCCTGAGCTGCGCCTCGTTGCCGGTGATGGTGAAGCGGCTCGACAGGAAGCCCTTCTCCTCCGTGAAGCGGACCCCGGCGTACCGCAGGGCAGTCCTCAGTCGGTGGCGCACCAGCGCCCCTGCGGTCCAGATGTGCGTCTGCTTGTCGCTCACGCCGCCTCCTCTTCTCTCATCTGCCTAGCCCGTTCTTCGGCCTCGGCTCGTCGCTGCTCGATCTGCTTCTGGATGCGTTCGCTCATCGCGGCCTTGGTCTTGGCGGCGGCAGCGACGTACTTCTCTTTCTGCGTCTTGTGGAACTCGGCCGGCGACCCGTGGAAGAGCGGGAGCCACCACGTTCGGAACGTGTCCCCGCTTGCCGTGCTGTTCCAGAGACTCTCTGCCGCGCTCCTGGCGTCCCCCTCCGTGGAGTAGAAGCCGAGCGCGACCTTGATTGCCTCCGGGTCGGAGGGGGGCACTGACAGCCGCTCCTTGGTCGAGGCGAGCTGTCCCACCACCACGAAGGACGCCCTCTCTGCGACCAGTTCGCTCACAAGGCCGAGCACCGCATCAACGGCGTGCTCGAGGCTCTCGTGGTCCGCATCCAGCACCGCGGCTACTCGCTCACGCTGCTTCTTGCCGAACTTCAGTGCCACCCCTCCGACTCTCCTTTCAGTCAGTGTTTCAAGCTGAAACACTTGGGATCGGTGGGGCAGGGGCCACCACTCCCCCACCCCACCGGGTCTCTCAGTTACCCACTCAGACCGACGCGATGACCGTCAGGCCCTCGGCGGTCACCTCGAGCACGGTGCCGACCGGCAGAACCAGTGCGGGCTCATCGAGGTCGCCCTCGAGCAGCTCGCGCTCCCAGTCGGCCAGCGGCTCCTCGTCGGGGAACTCCACGACCTTCTCGAGGTTCTCGGGGAACGCGCCACAGGTGCCGATGCCGTTGTCCTCCCAGCGAACGAGGTGCTCGCGCTCGGTCGCGAAGAGTCGCACGATCACGCCCTCGGAGCCGGGGATGTTCTTGTGGGTCACCCGGTCGTTGACCTTGAGGCCGAACGGGCAGGGCGGCACCACCCTCACACCCTCGACCGGCCAGTAGAAGCCCCACAGGCCGAAGCCGTCCGGGCGGGAGGTCAGCGGCTTGAGCCAGACCTTGCCCTCGCGTCCGGTGTACGGGTCCTCCTCGACCACGGCCCGCAGGCCGGTGAAGTTCTGCCCGATCCCGGTGGGCGAGTGCGTGATCTCCACCGTCTCGCTGGCAGCCGGCATGGTGTGGAACTCGCCGAGGATCTCCGGGTTGACCAGTACTGCCGGGAGGTGGATGTTGCTGAAGCCGCGGTAGTCCTCGTCCTCGATCTGGTCGGCCTCGTAGGTGAAGGTCCCGCCGCGGACCTTGTAGATCGTGCAGTCGTCGGCCACGTAGTCGTTCTCGTACGCGTCGTGCTCGATGAGCGCCGCTCCGGTCGGGAGCGCCTGGAGCTCCTTCTCGTCGTGGATCGTGATGAAGGTGTTGATGTCCTGCTCGTTGATGGTGATGGTCACGGTGGTACCGCCTCTCTCTTGGGTCATCCCGGTCGTTCCTTGCGATGTCTCTAAGTTACACCATAGGCTCTCAGTTTGCCACCTGAGCCGCCGACACCTTCTTCCGCCGCTTGATCTCGCGGTCGAGGTAGAACGCGGCCTTCTCGAGATCCTCGAGCGGCTTGCCCTTGTAGTCGCAGCGAGCCACGTACTTCACGACGTTGCCGAGGAAGTAGGGCAGGTTCCAGTCCTCGATGGCGTCGATCACCTCGATGGTGCCGAAGTTGTAGTGCGGCGGGTGGTTCACCATGTCCAGATCGTCGTCGCCGGACAGGATCTCGCGGAGCTTGGCGAGCGCCTCCTCAGAGAGGCGGGTGTCCTCCGCAGACAGGTCCTCCTCGATCACGTAGAGGTGCGTGTCGTCGTAGGACACGGCGTAGACGTTGAAGCCCATCCGCTCGGTGAAGTAGGTGTCGATCTCGCCGACCTCCACCTTCGCTCCGGTCGGGATGCAGTGGCTTGCGATCTCCACGTATTCGGCGGTCTTGTCGCCGATGACGAACGCCATCTGGCCGTCCTCGAACTTGCGGTCGGTCATGCTCACGCTGCCTCCTGCTGCTTGATGATGGAACCGCCGACCATCTCGAGGTGGGCCGGCTTAACGCAGAGCCGGTTGTCACACGTCTGTCGGATGCGTGCCCCCTTCGGGATCGCGCCGAAGGCGATCTCCCACGCGAAGCGGTGGGCGGTCGTGTTCACGCCGCGGTTCTTGCACTGGCCGTAGCCGGTGTTCAGGACCGTTCCCGTCCAGATCCAGCACCGTGCCGTCTTGTGGACGCGGTTGAGGAATCGCTCGTAGGAGGTGGCTCCGGGGGTGAGGGGGTGGCCGGCTCGGACGAGCTCGGACTTCGTGTACTGGCGGATGGGGCGGTCGGCGTCGAATGTGCCGTGAGTGACCATGCGGTCACGGTGTCCCGCGCAGAGCTCCTCTGCGATCCAGAACGTCACGGCACGACCACACCTCTCCCCCTTGCTGTTCTCGACCCTGCACGTGGCAGTGGACATCAGGCGACTCCCTTCCAGGTCCTGCGGTGGACGATGTCCCCCACGGTGTTGTGGCGAACTCCGAACTCTCGAGCGAGCTGACTGGGGCGCTCGCCCTGGGCGTGCCGGGAACGGATCTCCCGCACGTTGTCCTCGGTCAGGATTGCGGGCCGGATCTTCGGCAGGCTCCGGTAGGCGGCTCTCGCCTCCTCGAACATGCCGGCGAGCACCTGCTCGTGGGTGTAGTCGGCGTAGGGCCTGTCAGCGGCCACGAACAGCGTCTCCAGCCACACCCGGACCCCGGCCCGGTCGGCGAACTCGCCGTTGCTCAGCATCTCCTCGAGCAGGTCCCAGTCGAGGATCTCCTCGATCCCGCTGGTGAACTCCTCTTCCTGCATCACGTTGTCTGCGCCCGGACGAGCAAGCGTCCCGAGAAGCCGCAGGGTTCCTTCGATGTTGATGGTCGTTCTCCCCTCTCAGTTACCCAGCAGGTGCTGGGTGAGTGCCTTCTGGAGCAGCGGAGGGACGGCGTTGCCGACCTGCTCGTGCTGCTTGGTCTTCGTGCCCTGCCACGGGTAGTCCGGGGCGAAGGACTGAAGGACTCCTGCCTCCTCGACGGAGACGCGGATGCCGTCGTTGCGGCTCTTGGTGCTGCCGTTGAAGCGGTTGGCGTTGGCACCGGGCATGGTCACCAGACCACGACCAGCGATCACGGGAGCCGGCCTGTCCATCGGCCAGCCGAGGTCGAACTCCGTGCCGCTCTGGTTGTTCACCCGCGGCTCGACCTCCTTGATGAGCTCCTCCCGGTTGACCCACCGGAAGTTCCCGTTGTCCATCGAGGCGGTGAGCGTCGGCGAGGGGGCGTCGACCGGACGGACGCAGCCGTTCTTGTTCCGCACGTCGCCCATGTGGGTGACCTCGTTGCCCTCGCGGTCGTGGATCTTCCACGCCTTCGTGTTGCCGGTGACGGTCGGAGCGGGCAGGTCGCAGTCGCGCTGCTGCTTGACGACGTTGCCCTCGGCGTCCTCCCACTGTTGGCCCGTCTCGACGTAGAGGTTCCCGAACATCTGGCTGTCGCGCAGCGGGTGGTCCTCGGGCTGGTCGATCCACCGACCCTCGGCACGCTCCTTCGCGATGGTCTTTCGGGAGCCAGAGCCGCCGATGACCTGCGGGTCCGTTCCGCCAGCCCCGCAGCCGGGGGCAACGGTCGGGTACGGACGGTGCGTCATGCCCCACTGAAGGGCCTCGGCCATGCTGACCCACGGAGCCACGTCCGGGTCCAGCTTCTCGGGAGAGCGGGTGTGGTACTTGGAGTGCGTCGGGACCGGAGCGGTGACCTCGCCCTCGATCGAGGCCAGGAGGATCGCTCGCTTGCGGGTCTGCGGCACGCCGAACTGCTCGGCCTGCACGTTGCCGGTCCACACGGAGTAGCCCCACGACTCGAGGACCTCCGCGATGGCCTCCCAGATCGGGAGCGCCGCGGGGACCTGCTCGAGCATCACGTACTCGGGGGTCAGGTCGAAGATCCAGCGCATGACCTCGAAGGTCAGCGGCGACCGCTCGTCGGAGGCGTCGGCCTCGAGCGTGTCCATGAGCGACGGGATGAGGTCTCGGGCCTCGCCCCACGTCGTCGCCAGGCCGGAAGCCTGCGAGAGGGCCTGCACGGCGTTGAGCAGCGACTCGAGGTCCTCGCGGCCCTTGCCCTTGCCGGCGTTGGAGAGACCCTGGCACGGCGGGCTGCCCTGAACCAGCGTCTTCAGGTAGGCGAGAAGGAACTCCTCCCTGACCAACAGGGGGTCGAGCAGGCGAACGTCCTGATGGATGACGGTGTGTCCTGCGGCTCGAGCGGTGGCGACAGCAGCATCGTCCCACTCGACAGACACGACGCGGCTGACGCCTGCCTGCTTGATGCCCGTAGCGCTTCCTCCGGGGCCACCGAAGAGCGTGAGGGCTTGGATCTCGGTCATGTACTTCCTCTCAGTTGCCCATCCGGGCGAAGAAGGAGGCGGGTGTTTCAGCTTGAAACACCCGCCTCGTCTCTACTTGGTCAGGGTGGTCTGCATCGTGTGATTGAACGGTGAGGCCATGAACGCCTCGCGGACCGTCTCTACGTCTCGCTCGACCTGCGGCTCCGGGTGGCCGGCAAGGTAGTCCTGCTCCATCTCCCACGGCAGGTTCACGAGGTCGACCTCGACCTCCACCCTGCCGTCATCGGAGACGGAGACCGTCGCCTTGGGACGCACTTCGTACTTGCGCATCGGTGATCCTTCCTTCGTGGTGGCTGGCGTCGCCAAGCCTATCAGTTACACACCGAGGTCGCAACCTACTCCACCGGCTGGACGGCGACCTGGGTGACCTCGTACCGGAGGATGTCGTTGGCCTCGAGGTGGTCGCTGAAACCGAAGCCGATGTTGGGCGAGCTGATCTCGGCGTGGTCGGAGATCGCCTTCTGCACATCGGTCAGCGTCCGGCCAGCACTCCCGCCCACCACGCGCACGGTGGCCTCGACCTCAACCATGAAGATCGCCCGCACCTCCTCGAACACCGGCTCCAGCTCGAGGCGGCGCAGCAGGTCGTTGATGTCCTCACTGTCGACCAGGTACTCCTCAGCCCATCCGATGATCTCTTCGCGCAGCGCGGCCTCGTTGCGGGTCAGGTCGGTGATCTGGCCGTTCAAGAGGACCGTCTCCCGCTGGAGCGACTCGGTGTCAGCCCGAAGCGCGGCGCAGCGACGGACCTCCTCCGACTCGCTGGCATGCGCCCGCTCGACCTCGTTGGTCAGCGCCACGATCCGGTCGTCCTTGCGGGCCACGATGGCGACGTGCTGGGCGACGGACATGAGCTCGCCGTTCGTGCCGAGCGGGACCGGCTCGTCGGGCCACTCGTTCAGCGAGGCGGGGAGGTAGGGGGCGGGGTCGGCGGTCTCGGTCATGGTGCTCTCCTCTTCGGTGGTGGTGGTGATGGCGTTGACGAGGCTCTCCTTCTCGAAGAGCCACATGGGGCCGTGGTCTCGCGACTCGCTGATGACGACCTGGCCGTTCACCATGCGCCAGAGGGCGATGCCGCCTCCGCACTCGGGGCACGTGCCGTCCTGGTCGTTCCAGATCTCGAGCGTCGTCGTGTCGTCGGCCTTGTGGCCGCAGGCGATGCAGACGGCGAAGTGGATGCCGTGGTACGTGGTCATGTCAGTCTCCTCTCAGTTGCCTACCCGGCTCAGGCGATCTGCTCGAGCGGGTCGGGCTGGTTCGGCACGCGGCGGATCTCGACCTCGTAGGCGCTGGCGTAGACGCCGGCCACCTCGTCCCAGCCGTAGCCGAACGCGCCCTTGTCAGTGGTGAGCTCGTCGCGCTTCAGCCGCAGGACCCCCTCGAGCTGGTGCTCGCAGTAGCCGTCGCCCATGTAGGGGTTCCCGATGTAGAGGAACGGGTTGACGATCTCCACGAAGTCGTCGTTCATCGTGTCGTAGAGGTCGGACGGGCTGACGGCGTAGACGACCTGGACGTTGGCACAGAAGCCGGGGTGGACGACCTCGGCGAGCGTGTCCTGCACGGCCTTAATGTTCGCCTCGGTGTTCTCGAGGCCGAGGATGTCGAGCACCTCTCCGAGGCCGGCGTCGTGGTCGATGTCTCCGAACAGGTGGCGCATGAGCACCATGCCGGTGGAGCCGGCGAGGTCGCGGATCGGGTTGGAGGTGTCGCGGTCCTCGATGGCGAAGCGCAGCTCGTCGTAGAAGTCCGTGCTCTCGAACGCCTCGCGGACAGCCTCGGCGATCTCGTAGCCATGAACCTCGGTCCACTCGCGCTCGGTCTGCTCCATGACCTCCTTGCGGTGGTAGTCCGCGCCCTCGTAGCGGGTCTCGTCCAGCCACTCCTCGAGCGACTCGTCCAGCGCCTCCCAGTCCTTGCCGGCGAGGGCGTCGACCTGCTCGTCGGTGAGGCCGTCGCGGTAGTCGACGTGGACCAGCTCGTACGAGCGGTCGAGGTTGGCCTTGCAGTCGTTGTAGAAGGTGGCGCGAAGGTCGGTGGTGTCGGTCATGGCGTGCTCCTTGGAGGGTGGTGAGTGTTTCGTGTTGAAACACTGGGTGGTGGTGGTGGTGGTGGTCGAACCAATCGTATCTCAGTTACACACCGAGTGGCAAACTGAGTGGTGCCCCGAATCTTCCCCAAGCTTCAGGGCACCACTGGTGCCTGCTGACGGACTCGAACCGTCACGGATGCACCCCACATGCATCCGGCTCCAGCACAGGCTCCGCTCAGTAGCGGAGGATCTTGCCGTAGAGGCTCACGAAGGAGGTACCGAAGCCGTTACCCCTTCTCCTGGCGTCCCAGAAGCAATGCTTCGAGTCCTCCTGGCGGCAGGGAGCGAGCAGGAACGCCGCCCCGTTGTTGAACTCGGCGTAGAGCCGGTCCCCGCCCCTGCCCAGCGTGCGAGTCAGTGCCGGCGTCGACACCGGGTGGTCGGCGCAGCGGATGCGCACGGACCCGTTGCCGTATCTCCTGCCGGCGCAGGTCTGGGCCGGCTGGTTGAGGTCACCCTCGTCGCCGTGCTCAGGGATCGACGGCTGGTTGCAGGGGGCCTGCGGGAGCTGGCCGCACTGGGGGTGGTGCTCGAGGCTCGGCAGTCCCGGCTGGGTCGGCAGCGTGGGCACGTCGGCGCACTGGCTCGGGTCGACCTGCGAGTGCCGCTCACAGTCGCTTCCCCCGTCGCCGGGGTCGTCGGCGTACGCCGCAGGCGTCTGGCCGAGAGCCAGGGTGGTGAACAGTGCTCCGAGGAGCACGGTGAGCAACTTGGTGGTGATCTTCACGTTGACACTTCCTCTCAGTTAGCTTTGCTGTGGTAGTTCTACTTGGTGGGCGGCTCGGCGTCCAGGTTTCGCTCAGACTCGAGCAGGAGCGCCGAGACCAGGACGAGCAGGACGGTGGCGAGCGTCAGTACGCCGATGATGAAGCCCGAGCTCATGCGGGACGCTCCCGGTCGAGGCAGGTGGCCTCATGCCATGCGACCAGCTCGCGCCACTGGGCCGGCGAGCAGGGCCTCTCGATCACCTGGCCCACGGCGTCGTGCCAGTACCAGAGCACCTCGTCGGCCTCGTCGTACTCGTACTCCATCCCGCAACCGAACTCGGCACCGTCCTCGGCGTCCTCGTAGCAGTGGGCGTAGGTGAGGGTCTCGATCTCCTCGTCCGGGTGGGTAAACACGGCTACCACCTCTCCACGAGGTCGGCCACGTCGGAGCTGACTGCGCGCAGGCCCCAGAGCGCCTTCTTGAGGTTGCCCTCGTGCTCGTCGGCCACGGCCACGGTGGCGTCGTTGAGGTACTGCCGTGCCCGCTCGAGGGCCTCAGGGAGATCCAGGCTGCCCTCGAGGTCGTCCTCGTCCTCGGCGTCCGGGTCGATCAGGTCGTGCTCGGTGAGCTGGATGCCGCAGTTGCGGCACCAGATGTCTCCGACATAGACGGTGCCCTCGTCCTGCACCTCGTAGCTCTCCCCCGTGTACTCCACGTCTGCCGTGGTGTCGCCGGCCTCACGGGTGAGGCGGACGGGGTACATGATCGAGGCAGCCTCGTCGGACCAGAGGTTGTCGCCGCTCCCGCAGCGGGGGCAAGCGAGCCGCGTGGTGGTGCTCATGTCGTGCTCCTGTCTGGTGTTTCAGGTTGAAACACTCGGTCTGGGGTGCGGGCCTCTCAGTTGCCCAAGAGGCCCGCACGAAGTTGTCAGTCGAACAGCGGGTCCATGCCGGCTCGGTTGGCGTCCTCGATCTCCGCGGCCCACTCCTCGAGCTCGGCCAGCGTGTAGTCGGAGTCCATGTAGAGCTGGCGCTCGCGGATGTGGTCCACGTCAACCTCGATGGTGACGTTATTGGTGTAGACCTCCCACTCGGCCTCGAAGAGGTCCATCATCCAGGGGCGCTCGCCGTAGGGGTCGAGCATCTTGGCGAAGAGGTACTCGATGCGGAACTCCCCGTCGTACTGGGCGTGCCACTCCGGGTCGTTGATCCGGCTCTCCACAAACGAGAGGAAGCCGTCGCACGAGCGGTAGTGCTGCTGCACCCACTCGTAGGCGTCGAACTCCGGGGTGAGGCGTCGGAGCGTCTCCGGGTGGACAGTGAGCTCCATCTCGAAGCCGTCCGAGACGAAGTTGTAGTAGGCCGGCGACCACGAGTCCACGACCGTGCCCTCGAGGGCACCGAAGTCCTCGGACCAGTAGTGCTCGCCCTTCTCCTCGTCCCAGATCAACTCACGCTGCGGACTCGAGCCGATCTCGTTCCAGAGCTCCCCCACGATCCAGTCACAGAGCACCTCGGCGAAGTCGCGGACGATCTGCTTGTGGTCGTACGACCAGTTGAAGTCGTCGTACTCGAGGGTGACGCCGGCCTTGCTCGTCCCGAACTGGTCCTGGAAGTCCTCGTCGCTCATCTCGTTCTGGAAGTACTCCTGCTGCGAGTTGCACCAAGAGTCGCCGTTCACGAGCTGGTAGGTGTCGGGGCTGATGTTGTAGGCCCGCCAGTTGCTCGGAATGATCTTGAGCGTGACGGTGCCGTCCTCGTTGAGGCGGTCGGCGGCGTCGAACGGGGGAAGGTCAGTGATGGTGGTCATCGTGCTACCTCTCGGTTCGGTGTTTCAGGTTGAAACACTCGGTGGTGGTGGTCGGTGAAGCTGATGGATGAATCCTCTCACTTTGCCACGCGAGTGGCAACCTTAGAGGTTCGGCGGATTCAGCCAGACTCGCTCAGCCGGCCAGACCTCCTCGAGCTCGTAGAGGTGGGCCTCGAGCCAGCACGTCTCCGGGCTGTCGGAAGGGCACGGGTAGGGCTTGAGTCCCTCGGGTGTGTGGACCTGGTGGTTCCCGAAGCACTCGAGGGCCTCGGCAGGCAGCTCGACACGCAGCAGTCGAACTCGAGCAGGGTCATTGCCAGCCCAGGCCGACTTCTCGGCCTCGAAGAGCTCGAGGGCGTCGTCGCGGCTAGGGAGCCACTGGAACCCCCCGCCGCCCTGCTCGTCGCCGTTCCAGTACACCCACGAGACGACGTAGATGGTCTCCACCTCGGTCACTTCCCGTACTTCTGCCGGCGGACCTCGCGGCGGCGCAGCGTCTCGGCCTTGCCGTTGCGGCTGGACTTGTAGGTGGTGTGCTTCGCCATGATCGGCTCCTGTTTCAGTGGTGGTGGGTAGTGGTGTTTCAGGTTGAAACACTCGGTCGGACTGGCGACCGAACGCGATCCTCACAGTTACCCATGAGGGTCACGCAAAGCGTCAGTCCTCGTCCTCGTCGTGATCCAGCTCGTCCGGGTCACGGAGGATCGCGAGGATCAGGAGGTTGGCGTCCCTCGAGCCGAAGCCGCACCAGTCGGCCTCGCCCCAGTTGGCGTAGTGCGCCACGCCGCCGACCGGCTCGTTCTCGAACCAGTACTCCCCGCTCTCGGCGTCCCCCATGTCCACCTGGACCTCGAAGTGGGGACCTCCCGTGCAGAACAGGATGTCGACGTACTTGCCGTTGATCTCGACACTCAGCGGGTCGTCCGACGTGAGGCCCTCTGGCCCCGTGTCCTCTGCCCGTTCGATGTAGCGGTCTAGGAACTCTCGTGCTTTGCTCATGGCATAAGCCTACCTCTCAGTTGTTCACAGTGGCAAGGTTAGAGGTCAGTCAACGTGTGCGAGGAACGTCCGCACGGCCTCAGCGCCCGACTCGTACTCGAGCACGATCTGGTGGTCAGGGTCCTCGGCGTCATAGATGTGGACGACGACCACGCCGGCCTCGCTCCACGAGTCGTGACACTTCACGTACAGCTCGGTGCCGATGAACGTGCCTGCCAGCACGATCATGCCGCCAGCGTGGTGCTCGGCGTACGGCGCAGCCCGGACAGCCGTGAGCGTGTCCTTGAGCGTGGCGGCAGTGTCGGGATTCTGGGCGAGGAACCGCTCCATCATGGTGTCCATCACTCGCCCGCCTCTCCGAAGAGGATCACCGGGATCTCGAGAAACGTGTCTAGGGACTCGTCCTCGGAGTCGAAGAACCGGATCAGGGGCCGGCGCATGTCGTCCTGGTCGTAGCCGATGAACTCGTGGGCCGCGCCTTCCGGGGCGTCCGGGCCGACGACCGGCATGAGCACCGCGGCGTAGCCACCAGCAGCATCCCAGACCTGCCCACCGAGATACCGGGCGAGGGCAAGCGTCTGGCCGTAGTAGTTCGGCTCCCATGACGGCTCGTCGTAGTCGTACTTGACCTGCTCCCAGAGCGGCTCCTGGCGGAACTGGTCGCAGTTGAAGCGCCCAGTGGCCGCGCCCATCGGCTCGAGGGCCTCGGGCCTGCCGTACCGCAGCCAGAGGTGGATCGCGTCCTGGAAGAGGACGACCTCCTCGAGGGCGAGGTCCATCGCGTCGTCGTCGCACATGCCGCCGTAGCAGTTGGCGTCCACGTAGTCGTGGAGCTTCGCGAAGTCGTCCACATCGGCAGGCACGATGCCGGCCTCGATGTCGTGCAGGATCTCGCTCTTGCCGCGCTGGATGCGGTCAGCGAGTTCGTTCAGGGTCATGCGGCGGTCCATGTCGATCTCCTTGTGGTGATGGTCAGTGTTTCAGGTTGAAACACTCGGTTGGTCAGTAGTCGAGCGCGGCAACTTCGGTGCATGACACGCCGGGGTGAACGTCCTGCGGGCCGTGGTGGTCGAGCGGGCCGGTGCCGAACTCCACGTCCTTGCACATCGGGCACGACTCGAAGAACCGTTCGATCCATCGGGGCGAGAGCACTCCCCCGCAGCGGATCGTTACCTCGCGGTCCACGAACACCTGCTGGCCGGTCGAGTGGAAGATCATGACGACCGTGGCCGCGGTGTCCTCATCGGTGTAGACGCTCTGGGCGAACGTCACACCCTTCTCATTCACGCGGTACCGCGTCATCGGCCAAGAGCCGACCTTGAAGATGTCCATGCTGTCTCCCGTGTCTCGGTGTTTCAGGGTGAAACACTCGGTGGTGGTGGTCGGGTGGTGTTCAACTTGCTGACGCAAGTCTATCAGTTACACACCCCAGGTGGCAACCTTAGAGGTCGTCCCACGAGTCATGCGACTCACCCGAGTCATGGGAGTCATGCGAGTCATGGGAGTCATGCGAGTCACCCGCGTCAGGGGTGAGATGGTGCCGGCTAGTAGCGCGGCAGGATGGCCGTAGCCATGCCGCCATGCACGCACATAGCAATGCAGGCAGCGGCCTCCGCGGCGGCACCGTAGCTCGGGAACGCTTCCCTCGAGACGTTCACGCGACTCCACACCCGCACGATCCGACCCTCCTTCACGTCGTCGTGCAGGCTCGTGGACACGTCGAACGAGTACACGGGCGGGTCCAGGTCGCCGGCCTCGAGCCCACGTCCGAGCTCACTCGTGGGACGCGCCGGCCTAACCGACCCCTCCCCCGGTCTCCTATCCACACTCACGTCTGTCTCCTGTTCTCTACCGACTAGGTAGGTCTGTTTCAGTGTTTCAACGTGAAACACTCTGAGCTCCACCCCGCGTCCAGGCGCGTGGCCGTGCCGGCTCGAGCTGGTCCAGGCCGGACATGCCAGTAGGCCCGACCCCCGAAGGGATCGGGCCTTCCGGCCTGCGGGTCAGTCCTGCCGCATCTCGAGCGAGCCGAGCATGTCCGCGACCTCGGCCTGCTGGTCGAGCGAGAGGTTCGGCCACGCCGCGATCAGGACCCCCATTGCATCCTGCGCCTGCGCCCATGCGGTGCGCTTCGGCTGCGCCACGGGCTTGGAAGCCTTCGGCGTCTCAGCCTTCGGCGCGTCACCCTTCGGCGCGGCAGGCTTGCCCTTCCCGCGCTTGGAGTCACGCGACTGGGACACACCGCGCTTGTCCGTGGTGGTGGTGGCAGGCGTGGCGTCCGCTGCGTCTCCGGTCGCTTCGGCGACCTCAGCGGCGACCTCGGCACCCTTCGCCTTCACGCGACGGTTCACGGTGGCAACGGACGTGTCCGTGGCCTTGGCCGCATCCCTCTGGGACACGCCGAAGTGGACGAACACAACGGCGACCCACTCGCGCTCACTCTTGGTCGCACCCTTCGGCAGGGTCGCTTCCAGCGTGGCCGTGGCGTACTCCGTCCACGACGAGAATCCGCGTGCGGCGTGCAAGTCGGCCGCCTTCGCCGCCTTGATCGCCTTCACGAGCGACCGACGCGCCGTGAGCATGTCACGCACACCCTTCACGAGCGCGCTGTGCATGTCCTCAGCCGCCTCAGTCGTGAGGGTGGTGGTGGTCGCGGGGGTGGTGGTGGTGGTCATGGTGACTTCCCTTCGGTGGGGGTGGTGGCCCGCTGTCTGCGGTGCCGATGAGAGAAAGGTAGTCCTCTCAGTTACACACCGCAAGTCCTTTCGGCAGATTGATCCAAGAATCTTTCGATTGAGCGTGGATCACGAGTGTTTCAGGTTGAAACACACGGCATAGGTCACCCCCACGGCATCCCTTCCCTTGTGTGCGTTGTGTGCGTTGCGCGCGGTGTGTGGTGACGGTTCGGACTGAAACGCTCGAGTGTTTCAACCTGAAACACTCACCCCTTTCAGCCTCCCCTCCCCTTGTGTTCCAGGCCGAACGCACCGCGTGAAAGTCGACCGATCAGCTCAGCTTTCAGCCGCCGGCAGTGAGGATGCATGTCTATGCATGGCGGTGCATGAGTATGCGTTCGACGGCGTGGGGTATGACCCCCGCCACGAGGCCACCCGCAC